GGCCAGTTGCGCAGTTGCAGACGGAGATCTCGGTTAACGAATGGGCTGGGGAAGGTGCTGAAAATGAAATTGGCTCCCCGAGAGGAACCCTGTTACGAATCGGTTTTGGAGAAACAGGTTTCGAGCCAACGCCATCCGGTACCAACTGTCTTGAGGCCCATGGAAACGGACTCGCTGTGGTCATTTTGTTGTCAAAGACCAGAGAAACATTTAAAGCATACTAGAATCGGGGTTCTCAGAGAGCATTGCAAACCGACCGAAAGGCCCCCGGCACCTGTTTCCCCTGTACTCTTCATCACTTCGGTCCGACATAGGCAGCGAGCCGCTATCGTCAAGGCGTAGCGCTCTGCCCAACTCAGGAATCGCGCACTGGGCGATACTTTTTGATTCCACCTTCCTGGTTCTCAGCCTTTGTCGCACAAAAACCCAGCACGCCCGGATTGGTGGCACCATTCTTCGATCTGTCGATCCGAGCCTGTTCCTCGGCCGGATGGCGTGCCTCTTCTCGTTCCTGGCACCATTGGGGCTCGCGGTCCGCGCAAACATTTTTGACGGACTACACCGCTGCTCGAAACCGGACTTTGCCATCGCGATACACTGCAATATTGAAACGGGACGCCTAAGGCGATTGATTTACTCGCCGATGACATCGCAGTCCCGGTGATGAGGACCGTGTAGCGGGCCGGAGGTCCGCAGGCATCTTCCGGTCGCGGATGGCACTCCAGAAAAGAGATCATGGCGCGTAAGACCAAGAAGGACGCTGCGGCTGCCAAGCGAAAGCAACGCCGCAGATCCAAAGCAGGTCGTGCCGGTGGGCACGCCAAAGGGCAAATTGGCAATCCCTCCTACGCTGGATACGAGTACCAAATCGGCGTAACAGTCTGGAGTGCTTTGGAGCTCATGCTCGCAAAGGGTGTCACGGACGCGTTGACAATCGAACCGAAATCACACGAAGACATTGAAGCTGCTGTTGCTGCTCCTGATAAAGCTTCACTTGCGCTCACTACTCCAAGTGGCCCCTTCAAATTGATCGTTCAGGTCAAGTCGCGGTCAACCGAACCCTGGACGACGAAGGCGCTTGCGGACGTTCTGGCTCCTCAGGGGTCGGATCCAGGAGGACGTGTCCGCCCGTTGGAAATGCTCACAAGCGACCCAGAGTGCCGTTATGTCTTCGTAACGAATGAGAGCCTGTCATCCGGGCTACGGCCTCATGCAGGCGAACACCTGCTCGACTTCCCTGAAGTCAAGTCGCTGCCGCCCTACGCCCGGAAAGGATTCGACGCCGCGGCGCAGTTGTCGATGGGATCGCGGCTCCTTCTCTGTGCTGGCCTGACCGTCGAGGTCCTGGAGGGGAGGATCGCACGTCTGCTCACGCTTCATGGCCATGTGCCAACCGTGAACCACCCAGCCTGTACTCGCGATCTCCGGGACGAGATTCGTCGGCGAATTGCCGGTCACGCCAGTGGGCTTTGGACCAAAACCGACTTACTAACCGTCCTAGCCGCATACGGCGGCTCAGTGCTGCCGACGAGAACGATGGATCATTACGTCCGACCGCGATCGTACGAGGCGATTTGCGAGCGTTTGGAATCACGCCACGCCGTAGTGATCGCGGGTCCGTCTGGGACCGGCAAGACTTTGACTGCAGATGTAATCGAGGTGGGATTCCGCCGTTCGGAGACGCCGTTCTACGTCGTGAGCGAGGAATACGGGCCCAGTCGGATCCGTAGCGAACTCACGCGCACGGAACCGGTTCTCTTTCACCTTCGCGACCCCTGGGGCAGCAATCGCCTCACGCCCGAGGCGGACCGGTGGAGTGGGGAACTCCCCAAACTCATCCGAAATGCGGGTCCCGGACGGAAGTTCCTCATAACGTCACGTTCGGACGTGCTTTTAAGTGCCGGACATGATTTAACGCAGCAGTTGGCCCCGTACATCGTTACGATTGAGATCGAGGACTACGGGAGGGATCGCCTTGCCGCCATTTACGACGGGATTAGCAGCGATTTGGCCGGCCATGCAGCGACCTTGGCAAAAGCACATCGCGCCAGAGCGCTAAGAACGCTAACACGGCCCTACGAGATCGATCGATTTCTTGTAGCGTTGAGTCGGGAGGATCCAGCACACCCCCATAAGCTCGATGAGATATTGGCCGATTCCCAGGTCGAGGCCATTTCCCGCGTAATCGCCGCGCAGATAAGAGGTTGGAGCGACGGCGCGGCCTCCGCTGCAATTCTGTGGGCAATGCTAGTGGCGAGGGGTGCTGTTGCAGCTAACATCTTCCCAAGGCTACTTCGAAGACTCCGCGTTGTGGACTCCTCGCTGCGTCCAAACGTCGATGGGCTTATTGACTTCCTGGTCGCTGGTCGTAACCTCCGACGGGATGTAACTGCGTTGACTTTTTACCATCCTCGTGTGGAGGATGGCCTGCGTTTGGCAATGCTGCAGCAGCGGGGGGAGGCTGAACATGTCCTTTCCAAACTCGCCGATGCACTTGTTGCGTTGGATCAGCCTGGGGACTGGGGCACAGAGACGGTTCTTGGCATTCTTCGCGCGATCGGAAAGCTGGACGGCGTCGAACTCAGCGTAGCGCCCGCCACGCAGGATAGCCTGGATGCTTACTTAGAAGCCGCCGTGCTCGGACCGACGACTCAAACGAGGATGGAAACCGCGCTCGAGGATATGGCCCGGTACGGCTCCGTCACGCATGTACCGAGCAGAGTGGCTCGCATGTTAATTAATGGCGAGCCCGACACGTCAGAAGTGTTCACCTGGCATTCATGGAGAACTCCGGTCGCCAGCCCCGAGGAGGTGGCAGCGTTAAGCGTTGACCCGCGGGCTCAGGCGATGCTGGAACACTTCATCCGAAAGGTTCTACCGTTTAGTCGAACCCACTATGGCCCGGCTGTCGCCGAATTCCTTGCTCAGTTTGGTTTCGATCTCAGGCGCGCTTTCTCGGATGCATTTGAGACAATCGCCAGCTCTGAAGGAGACCAAAATGTCGATGCGGTTGTCACCGGACTACTGAATGGGGACCAGCCGGATTTTGACGGTGTTATCGACCGGATTGCGAAAATCGAGGCTGAGGTCGACGTATGGTTAGAGACGGAGTACAGAATCGATGCCAGGCAAGCTGAAGAGCATGAGGTTGACGCCGCTCTCGCTGATCGGATCATCGACGAACCGCAGGACCGCTTTTACATTCCACGCGCAAGCATGACAGCTGCTGTACAGGTACGCCGTGCGAGGGAAGGAGTTGAATGGGTATGGTCCCACCCGCATCGCCAGCTCATCATGTACGCCTTGGCTGATCTTATCGGTAACCGCCAAGGCAACCCGCCCCCTCAGGAGTTGCGGCAGTTGCTTAAATATGCCGAAGGATGGGTCCGGCCACACGCCTGGTGGGCGGCTGCCCAACATTGGGCTGTAGATCTTGACGATCTGCTTGAGACCACGCTCGCCCAAACTGGCCTCCCGAATGATCTCAGACGGACGCTGATGAAGATCGTCGCAACAACCGGAAAAGAGGGGACTGATCCCGTCTCGCTCTTAACGAGGGTCGCCGGTGCGAGCTCGACGGCGCGTCGAATCGAATTGATCTGCGATGTGATGGCTGCTCGGTTTATACCGGAGCTCGAGGCTGATCGCCGGACGGCACAGCACCAAATCGCGGAACGGTTGGTCAAGGCGCTTCCGCCACCCGAGAATGAACTGGCAAAAGCCGTTGCGGGGGTCCTCGACCGTGAGGACATAACGAAACTGGCCAAAACACTATCCGCGGCAGCGCGCCTATTAATGTCGGATGTGCTTCCGAACGCGCCGGCAGGCATTGCACGCCCAATGGTCTGTTTGGCAGCTGCTTGCGGCATTGATCCGATCCCAACTGCTGAACGGCTGCTCGGGACCGGAGAAGCCGAAGATGGTGAAGCCGCTGTCCTTTCTCTGCGCATTGACGGCAAGCCCGACACAGTGGCCGTACTGTTCCGCGCGTTTAAGCATGGACGGTATCCGGTGCGCCGCGACGCCTTGAGAAACCTCGTGGAGAAAGTCGGTCCGGATGGTCGCGCCAACCTACTCGCCGCCGCTGAGGACAAGAGCGCCGAAATCAGACTAGCTTGGGCCAACCTGATGGAAATCCACCGTTGGCCAGAAGCGATAGAGTCTCTCGTTGAGCTTCTCAAGGACCGTCGCGACTTCAGCAGCGAGCGCGCTTACGGGGGGGGAGCCATCTTGGTCGCAGTTCCAGGTGGCGCGCGCAGCAGCCCGCGCCCTGGCAGCCTATGACGAGCTTCCGGAGCCTGCTCTCGCGGCACTCCTCGCGAGTGCGGCTAACTTCGCATCCGCAGATCCGTTCGTCACGTGTGCGGCCTTCTCAGCTCTGGCGCGAAGGGATGATGAGCGCATCCTCGGAACACTGCTTAAGGGACTCTCCAGCCCACCTCTCCGAGGCGCGCCAGCTTATCGGCCAATTGCGCAGGCCGCCAGTTGGGCGCTGTTTGACCGTGCCGTCGTCGGAAAGCTTGTCCTGGATGACAGCGTTCTTACCCAGACCGCCTGTTTCGGAACGCCTGAAGTTGCTGGGCCCGTGCTTATGGCTTTCGGTATTGTGGACGGAGCCGCTCGAGATACCTTGTTGCAGCGCTTGGATGAGTTGGGTCTAAAGGCTCGCGTCGAGTTGGTCCTGACTGCGGCCGCGGCAAACGGTGACGAAGCGGTGAGTGCTCCAGCTACCCACCGGGTCCTCGCAAGTGTGTCGGCGGATGGAAACGTTGAGGCTCTAGATCCGGGGGAAAGAGGAGAGATTGAGCGATGGAGTATGTCCCTTGATCCGGCGACCGACGTGCAGGGCTATTCCGTGTGGCTCGCTGTCGAGGCATTTAAATTGCCGGTTCGGGAAAAGGTCACTAACCCACGTGCACTCAAATTGCCGGAACGTATCGGCGTACTCACCACGCGATCTTTTACTCCGGCTCGCGAGGAGTTCTCCGGCCCTGACGAAGGTGAATGAGCACGCAGGGCAACGTGCCGGCACCTGCCCGGCTGACCGTCGGGTCGCCAATGCCGAATCAAAACCCGCAAGCAGTTTGATGCTTCAACTTCATGCGCCAGATGGTTTTTGGGAACCGAAGGGGACCGCTGCCGGCATTGGGACTTCCGGCTAGCTGTTCCAGTTCCCGAGCCGAATCTCCGCCAGCATGAACTCGTGTATTGAGGCGGCGTCAAGCCGCACGAAGCGACGCACAGATTTCAAAGAACCAGGCCGGCATGGGGTGCTCCAAATCCCAATAGATGCTCATCGGGCGGCTCCCGGTGTGGGAATCGTAGTGGAGAGGCCCGAGGAAGAGAAATGGGTCGCCCTTCCTCGGCCTCACGAAGAGCAGGAATCGAGCGCCGTTCTGTTTCTGGTTGATATAACGCCGGCCGGTTGGCGAATCCTCACCAGTGGTGCTCTGCGATTGCCAGTGAAACTTCTCCCGACTCACGGCGAAATCTTCGTACCGCGTTGATGGCGAGAAGGTCTTCTCGGACTTGTCCAATGTCACAAAGAAGATCTCGGTGTTGATTGCCTCAATCCAGAGCCGGCCCGTCTGGGTGTGACGTGCGCCGACTAGCTCTGGCATTCCCAATCCGACCAGCACTTCATCGCGCATATATTGGCGATGGAGGAATAGCGGGCAGCCTTCCAGGGCGGGCGTTTCCTCCGAATGCAGCCGGACCCGATCCAACAGTGATTCGGTGAGTTCTCGTAGCTCCTGTTGTGCCGGGTTGCTCATTCGAAGCCTCTCCAGAGCCACACTGGGCTCGTAACCTTCCTGACGTGCCTCCTTCTGCAGCAGGCGGAACAACAGCATTTCCATCATGCGTTTTTCAAGGAACGAAAGATCGTCCCAGGAACGGTGCGTGTTGCTCAGCATCTCCAGGTTCAGGCGGAGCCGTCGCATCGAGTCGATGTGAAGCAGGAAGTGAAAACGGCCGGCCAGTAGCTGGTCCTCTGGCGCCGGGATTGGTGTCGCCAGGTCCGCCTCGGCCAGCAGGGCATACCAGCCCCCAACCGAAGTCTTGTAGAGATCTGCGAGCTCATAACGTGTTTCAGACAAATACTCTGACAAAGAAGGGCGCCGGCGAAGCTGATTCGCCAAAATCCTCAATTCCGCCACCATCCGGGCCTTGTTGGCTTTCAACTGTGCTTTCAGGTTTTCGAGAACGACCTTCCGAGCTTCTTTGTCGAGCCGGAAATAGCAGTTTCCCGGTAGTCGCGTGATCCCGGTCTCAATTTCTCGGATGACCTGCTGTCTGGTACCGCCAAACAATGCATTGAACTTCTGATCGAAACGAAACTCACGCCGCTGGTTGCCGATGAAGTCCAGCACCAGGCAGTTCGTCTTGCCGGTGTCGAGGCGCAATCCGCGCCCCAGTTGCTGAAGAAACACCGTCGAGCTCTCGGTCGGCCGCAGAAACAGAACGCAGTCGATCTCCGGGATGTCGACGCCTTCATTGAAGAGATCCACTGTAAACAAGACGTTCACTTCCCGGTTGCGCAACATGGACGCCGCTCGTACCCGTTCTTCCGCGGGCGAGTCACTCGTAATCGCGGCAGCCGATATCCCGCCTTCGCGAAACACCTGCGCCATGAATCGGGCGTGGGCGATCGTCACGCAAAAGCCCAGGGCTCGCGCTTGGCGCCACTCCCCGTAGACCTCGCAAAACTGGCTCAGCACGAGATTCGCCCGGCGCCGGTTCCCGAGGTATTGCTCCTCCAGTTCACCGACGGCGTATGAGCCGCGTGACCAGGTAAGCGTCGAGAGATCCGTGCCATCGTGCACGCCATAGAAATCGAACGGTACCAGATACTGACGTTCGATGGCATGCCAAAGGCGCATCTCGTCGGCGATTCGATGGTCAAACCACGGCAGGATGCTTTCGCCGTCCATGCGCTCGGGCGTGGCGGTCAGCCCCAGCAAAATATGCGGCCGGAGCGACGCTACGATATCACGATAGCTTTCTGCTGGCACGTGGTGCGCTTCGTCCAGCACGGCGTATTCCCAATGCGCCGCGTCTTGGGACTCCAACAATGCGCGTGACCGGAAGCTCTGAATGGTCGCGAAAAGATGATCAAAACTGGATGGTTCTTCTCCGCCACCGAGCAGATCCCCAAAAGATTCGTCGCGCAGGACATGGCGGAAACGATCGCGCGCTTGTCGCAGCAATTCTTCGCGATGGGCCAGAAAGAGAAGTCGGGGTCGCCGGCCAGTAAAGGGTTGTCGCGCGTAATCAAAGGCGGCGATCAGCGTCTTTCCGGTTCCGGTGGGGGCCACCACGAGATTTCGGAAGAAGCCGCGGTCAACCCGCTCCGACTCCAACCGGTCGAGCGTTGCCTGCTGATAGGGATGAGGCCGCAGATCGAAGAATGCAGGTGGGCCGGAGTCCTTGCTTCCGGGCGCCCGCCGTCCGAACTCCAGGGCCAGTTGTACTCGCCTACAGATTTCCGGATCGTCTGGACGGAAGGGCTCGAACTCTTCGTTGCACCACAGCGAGTCGAATGCACCCCGGAAGCGTTCGATGACATGGGGTGCTTCAACTTCGCTCAGTTTGACGGTCCATTCAATCCCGTCTTCGAGTGCGGGACCGGACAGATTCGCCGAACCAACATACACGCTGCTGAATCCGTTATCCCGCTGGAAGAGCCAGGCCTTGGCGTGCAACCGCCGCCGGCGCCCATCGAGCGAGATTCTGAGTTCCACGTTCGGCAGCCGCGCCAGTTCCTCAATCGCCCGGAATTCCGTCGCGCCGATATAGGTTGTGGTCAGCAACCGAACCGGCACGTTTCGCTCGGCCAAGTCATGGAAGGCATCCTTGAGCCGTTGCCAACCGCGCCACTGGACGAAACTCACCACCATGAACACCCGATCCGCGGTCGACAATTCGCGCTCCAATTCGAAACCGAGCCGGGGCTCATCGAGCGCGTTCATGAGCAGGGTGGTAGCGCCCAGTGGAGTGGTGGGTGAGGTGGGTGGTGTCACTCCGCGATACAGTGCCCGCAGAACCTCGCCCGGGGGATCCACAACATCCGCTTCGGCCTCTCCCTCGTGTTCCGTTCGCAGCAGTTCCAGCAGCCGGTTGGTGAGCTCCATCTGCCGGCTCTCGCGGTCCTCGGCAGGCATGCTACGTAGGGCAAATTTGATCTGGCGGATTAGATGGCGCGCGAGATAGTCCGGGCAATCGCCCTGTTCGAGGGCATCGACCGAGGCTTTCAGACCTGACTGGCGGCCCAGATAATCGCGGAGGCGCCTGGTCACCAGTTGGTCGTAGAGGCCCTCCTTAAGTTCGCTCATCGTGCGGAAAGTCCCGGAACGAGTATGATCGCGCAGCCCACAGTGGGTAGGCAAGGCACACCGCCAGTTGGCCGAATGAACGGCCGGCCCGGTGCGTTTCGTTTCTGCGCGCCACCAGCGAGAAGAATAACCCGTCGGCAGCACTCAAGACGCGAGCTCGTTCGAGGTTGCGAGATGGCGTCGAGTGCACCTCGCAGGATCCTAAAATAATGTTTGGGTGAACTGTGGTCCTGACCGGTTTTGTCGATGACAGCGGGAGCGGCGAGGGCATCGACCGCGGCAATATTTTCGTGCTCGCGGGCTTCGTCTCCACTCCAGAACGGTGGAAGGATTTCTCCGATCGGTGGAAGATCATCTGTGACCAGGAGCCGAAAACGCCTGATTTCCACATCGCGAACGATATCAGGCTCAAGAACCGTGATGGCTCGGTGCGATGGACGAAAGATCAGCGGGATACTCGGATTAGGGAACTCGTCGATCTCATCAAGACACATGCAAAGTTCCGCGTGGACAGCGTTCTGGCTTGGCCCAATTATGATCGCGTCGTGAAAGGCAGAATTCCACCGGCATTAGACAATCCCTACTTCTTGTGCTTCTGCAACGTCCTCATTTCCGTTGCCGAATACATGGATAAGGCTGGCATTGACGGAACTGTTGATTGGACATTTGACGAGCAAGGCCGCGTCGGGAGTCAAGCCAACAAATGGTATGAGTTCATCAGAGCGAATATGAGGCCACAGCTACAGAGGATGTTCGGAAGAAAGCCGGTCTTCGGACACGACAAGAATCTTCTGCCCCTGAAGGCAGCCGACATATATGCATGGCAGATAAGACGGCATCTGGATAGGGAACAACCACAGGGCATACCGCCGAACGACTACATCGAGACGCTTCTCGATCTCCACGGCGCGAGCAATAACATCAAGGGCGAACACCTTGGAGAGTTTGTCGCCAATGTCGGCCACGGACTCATGCTCAAGGCCGATTGTGGGTTCTATCTTCCCTTGAGGACCGACCAGGTTAAGCCGCCACCAATCCCGGATGCCAAATGACTGCTGAGGTCTGCGGCCGCCTATTGCGCCTGCCCCTTCGCTCTCTACCACTGCGCAGAAGCTGCGTTTGCGACCCGGGTGCTGCAACTTCGGTAAGTCAGCCGAGAATCAAAATCCTGGGTTTCGCTATGGCGATCACGTCGCCGCACAGGACCTCCAGGTCTGAGTTCCTGCAGTCTCCAGAGCGATCCGTTAACGCACTAGGTCGAGCATTCCTGTTGCGGGTAGCCCAGTTTTGGACGGCCGCGTTCAGTCGGTTGGTTCGCCAAATCCCGCCGGACACTCCGATGGCCCGTCATCGTTCGTAAGGGGATCAAGCCTCTGCGCGTAGTAGTGCAGCCATCGTAGCCACCCGTCGGCCTCACTGCCGGTCGCGATTTTGCCGTGCCGTAGCTCGTATTCCGTAGTGAAAGCTTCGAGGTATGTCCTGATCTGGACAGCTTTTTGCCATCGCTTGACGTCTTCGTAAAACGTGTCGAGCTGTTGCTGCTCTTCGCGGCGCTGGCGTTCCCACTCAGCCTGCAGCCGCGCTCGTTCTTGCTGTCTTTCGCGCTCTGCCTGCCACGCTCGCTGGCGCGCTTGTTCCTCAGCCCGTTGTTGGGGCCGTCGAGCGATGACATTTTCGAGCTTTCTCACGAAGAGATCGACGTCCTGAGGTGACTGAACGAGAGTCTTGTGTTTCCCGCCGCCATCTTCCATGACTAGGAAGTACAGGAGCCCGCTTGCTTGATACGTATAACCCCCGTAGCTGTGATCCGTTGCGGATTTGGCGTGACGATCGGTTCCCTCTCGCAAGCGGATTCGTTCTGTTTCACCGCTCAGGTGCGCGAGCGTGCCGCCGGGGGCGAGTTCAACCTTCCCGCCCAGTGAAGTGATGCGATCAATGAAGATGCCGTACAGTCGCAATGCCGGCACCAAAGACCCCAAGCTGACGTCTAGGTCCAGGGCTTCCTTGCCACCGAGCGAGAGAAGGCCGTCGTACCCGACTTGCAAGGTGCCGACCTGTCGCGCGGTGCGAACCACGAACATATGTGCGGACGGCAGTGCATCGAGAAGGGCCTTCGTGTACGCTGGCTTCCAGATCCGGTCCAGAAGTTGGTGGGGCTCGATCGATGGAAGACCTGGAACGAAAGGCGCCGGCACCACGCGCGAAGGGGGTACAGGTTCTACTCTCTTCTGAGATTTGGGGACCGGGGTGCTCTCACGCTCCGCGAAGAGCCGAGCGCGCATTTCAGCCGCCCGGCGCTCGAAGACATCTTTGCGCATCAGGACCTCAGGATAGCGCTTTGGTATTTGAAGACTAGACGAGGGGTCGGCACCTGATTTTCGGCGAACGATGAGTCGTTGGCCAGAAGGAAGGTCCAAAATAGCCCGTGATAATGCTGATTAGCACGCGCTATACTGGTTTCAGCAAACGATTCTGGGCCGGTCAATTGTCGCGGGCGTGTGGTGTTTTGGACGGCTCGCTTGGAGGTTGCGCGATGACCGATATCCTGTTGGCGGCCAGCAAGACGGATGGGAACGCGGCCCCGGCGGTCTCGCTCGAGCAGATCAAGCTGCGCGCCCTCAATTCCCTCAGTTCGCCTCACAGCAGGCGGGTCTTTGAAAACGGCCTCGACGCATTTCTATCGTGGTGCCGGGCGGCGGAAGGGAGGCAACTGGAGACAACGACCATCCAGGAATTCCGCGCCCATCTCGAATCGCGGCAACTGGCGTCCTCGACGATCAACGTTTACCTGTCAGCGGTCCGCAGGCTTGCAGCCGAGTGTGCCGCGGCGGGTTGCCTCGACCCGCACCAGGCTGCAGGAATCGCCAGAGTCAAGGGAGCGAGAAGTCAGGGCGTGCGGTCCGGCCAATGGCTGACAGCGGAGGAAGCCACGGCGCTGCTGCTGCTCCCGGACGTAGCGACTCTTAAGGGGGCCCGTGACCGGGCGGTTCTTTCCCTGCTGATCGGTTGCGGACTGCGCCGGGCTGAAGTTTGCCGGCTGAGGATCGAGGATCTGCAACTACGCGAGGCTCGATGGGTCATACCAGACTTGGTGGGGAAGGGCAAGCGGCTCCGGACTGTGCCCGTTCCCGCCTGGGTGAAGCAGTTCGTCGATCACTGGACGGACCAGGCCAGGATCACTCGGGGCCGTTTGTTCCGGTCTGTATACAAAGGCGGCAACGTCTGGGGCGAGGGCATTTCGGAGGACACGGTCTGGGCGATCGCACGCGAGTATGGCGCGAAAATCGGGCAGTCTGCGCTGGCCCCGCACCACTTACGTCGAACCTGCGCCCGGTTGTGCCGTGTCTCCGGCGGCGCCCTGGAGCAGATCCAGTTGCTGCTCGGACACGCCTCGATCCAGACCACGGAGCGCTATCTAGGAACGCGCCAGGAACTGGCCCACGCGGTCAACGATAACCTGCCCATTCGAGTCCCGGCGCCGGCGAAAGTGGTTGCGGTTCGCAAAGGGCCGCGGCGCGAACGCGGCGCGCCGGCGTTCGCCACCGCCGTCTCGGATGTGCGGCACCCGATCGTGCGTGCAATCGAGGATACTGGGAGGTTGCCATGAACCGTGAACTTATCAGGCGGATCGTGCGCTCCGGATTGAAGGCGGACCGGCAGGCGCTCGCCAGCGCCGTGAAGCAACTGGCCAGTTCGGAGAGCAAGCAGGGCCACAAGGCCTTCGCGGAAGAGCTGCGCGCCATGGTCCAACAGACCCCGCTCGATACGGAGGTGCAGCCATACCCGACCGCGGCCAATGGAACTGAACTGGAAAGATCGATCAGTGTCGCCCCGCCCCGCAGCAAGGGGGAAGCGGCGCCACTGGTCGATGTTCGTTGGTCGCGCCGGAGTTTTCAGGACATGGTCCTCGGCGACCGTCCCAAGAAACGGATTTGCCGGTTTCTCGAAGAGTACACCAAACAAGAACGGCTGGCTGCTGTCGGGCTCACCCCCAAACGAAAACTGCTGTTCTTCGGACCACCGGGAAACGGGAAGACGCTCTGTGCTGAGGTTGTTGCCGGGGAACTGGAGATGCCGCTGTTTTACGTACGATTTGACAGCCTGGTGGCGTCCTATCTCGGCGAGACGGCAGCCAATCTGCGGCGCGTCTTCGAGTTCGCCAACACCAACCGTGGGGTCGTGTTCTTCGATGAATTTGACGCCATCGGCAAAACCCGAGATGCGCGCGACGATGTCGGCGAATTGAAGCGCGTTGTGAACAGTTTCCTGCAACTCCTCGACGGTTACACCGGGCAAGGGCCCATCATCGCCGCCACCAACTACGAGAAGCTTCTCGACCATGCGCTGGCGCGCCGCTTTGACGACCTGGTACATTTCCCGGCCCCATCGGAGAAACAACTGGTGTCGTACTTCCGCACCCGCATGAAACCGTTTCGAGTGGACGGTTTCACGGCCGAGGAAGCCGCGGGCTGGTGCGAAGCATGCTCATTCTCCGACGCGGACCGGATCTTCACCGAGAGCCTGAAGACTGTGGCTCTCGAACGCTCGACGACTCTCACCGCCGGCGCGTTCCGTGAGGCGGTCGAATCCTACCGGCACGCCGGGTCGGCCTACGACACGCAAAGGAGAGAGAGCAACTAAGACTTCCCCATGCCTCACATCCCGCTCCCCCGCTACCTGGCAGAGCCGCGATTTCGGATCGGCCGTGGTCCGAAACTGCCGGAACGGAACCAGCAGGCCCATGGACGACTCCTGGAACAGCAGCTTCGCAACCTGTTTGGCACCGTGGGAGAGCGGCGTGAATCCCGCCCCCGAGAACTGCCCCGCCTTCCGGACGAAGTGCAGTTGTTGTTGGAATCCTCTGCGCCGGGAGGGAAGCCGATCCTCACCGAGGCATCCCTTCCCAAGGGCTGGAAACTGGAGGTGGTCGAGGAACGGCCCGACGGTGTCCTCACGGCGATCTCGCGGGACCCGAATCTCGAAAAGCTGCAGCGATCTGTGAGCACCTTTCGCAGGAACGAGCGTACCGAGACGGGGCGTTTGCGTTTCGGGGCGACCAAGATCGCGGCCCTGGCGGGGATCGCTCCCGCCGATCGCGCACTCAAGCTCGGCGAGGAACTGCTTGCTGATGGTCCCATCCGGAGCCGGCAATCGTACCTGGTGGATATTGAGATTGCAGCCGGAAGTTTGCTCGAAGATCATGCCCAACGACGCGACCAGTTCGACGCCTATCTCCGAGCCGCCGGCGGCGTGATCGTCGGAACCGGCGCTATCGTCGAGGAGGACTACGCTTTATTTCGGGCGCGGATCACCGGTCGTGTACTGCTCGACCTGGTGGATAATCATCCGCATGTGCTGTCGATTGACACGCCTCCCGCGATCGAACTGGAAGGCATGGAGTTGCTGGACATCGATAACCCGCGTCTGCCCGGATCCCTGGAACGAGTCGCAGCGGGCAGACCGGTGGTCATTATCGACGGCGGAGTCATCCCAGGGCAGCCTCTGATCCGGCGGGCGCTCGACGGCCCGATCCACCGTAGCTTCATTCCGGGCACTCCGTCGGTAAACGATGGCGGCGTCGATGGGCACGGCACGGCGATTGCCAGTGTCGCGGCAATTGGCAGCCTGCGGCAAAAGCTCCTGCAGCCTGCCGGCGGCGATCAGGTATTGCCGGTGGCGGTCGCGCGCGTCCTGGATGACAATACCGCCTTGCCGGAGACGGTGAACATGAAGGCGGCTCTCCCCGAGATAGCCGGCCAGATGCGCCAGGAAAATGAAGCGCAAATATTCAATCATTCGCTGGCCAGCCGCGCACCGTTCAACCGGCAGCGCATGTCGGTGTGGGCGGAGGCCTTGGACCGAACGGCGTACGATGATGGTGGCCGCGGATATCTGTTCATTGTCGCGACTGGTAATATCGACGGAGCCGTATCCCCCTCGACTGCCCAACTGGAAACCTGGCTCGGCCGGCCCGGCCATCCGCGATATTTGACCGATGAGAGGTGCCGGTTACGCAATCCTGCACAGGCAATCAATGTCCTCACAGTTGGAGCTTACGTGCCAAGGGCTGGCGCGCCATTCGCCCAGCGCCAGAATCTGAACCGCCGCCCGGTTGCCCAGAACGCCACGCCATCTCCGTTCACCCGGACCGGTCCTGGGTATTTGCGTGAGATCAAGCCGGAAGTCGTCGAGGAAGGCGGCAACTACTATCTCGAAGGCGGAACGCGATTGCGGCGCAATGCGCAGTTGACTGATGTGGCTGTCGCCAACTCGCAGTTCGCGCAGGACGGCCGGCTGATCAAGTTCGTGAACGGGACGAGCGTCGCCGCCCCGAAGGTCGCCCACTTGGCGGGGCTCATTGAGCGCGAGATTCCGAATGCATCCGTCGACCTGATACGGGCATTAATCGTAAACGCCGCCCAGTGGCCCGAACGCCTCTCAACTACAGATGACACGTTGCGGGTTCTGGGCTACGGCGTTCCGGACGCAGTTCGAGCGTTGGCGCCTGGCGGCGCGAGGTGCCTCATCACCATCGAGGAGCGGATTCCGATCGGCACGGCGCACTATTTTCGAATTCCTTTTCCCACGGATCTTTTTGACAGGACTCCGAACACTCGCCTGAGAGTCTCGGTTACGCTGGCCTACAGGGCGCCCGTTCGGAAGACCAACGCCCGTTACCGGGGAACCATCCTCGAATGGGGCTTCTCGAAAATCGGTGAGGGCTTCGATCAGTTCCGAAGACGCTGTTCGACCGTGAATCCAGCGGCTGCCGCCGAAGAAGACGGCGAGCTTGAGGATGAGCCGATCGGTAATTGGAACTGGACGGTCAAGCAGCGGCTCCGGACCCGTGGTACCGCTCAGAAAGACTGGTTTGAGGCTCCTGCCTCGGATTTCGAGGACGAGATGTTCCTATGCGTTATCGGACGGCGGGGCTGGTTGAGTAAGGAACAACAGGATGCCGGTTTTGAGCAGTCCTACGCGGTAGCAGTGTCGATCGAAGTTGTGGGCGTCGCCGTTCCAATCCATGAACGAATTGAAGCATTGATCCGCCTGCAGGTCCCCGTTCGCGTCTGAATGGAGCTGGACTAAAGCAGCGCCACCGTACAAGGCACCAAAGCGGCGCAAGCCCACGAGTTCTGGGCCCGGGATACAGCCAGGGGGCTGGTCCAGCAGTCGTCTCGCCTGCGGCGATTCGTATCGCGGGCAGTTGGACGGAGCGGAGCCGGTGCAAAGGGTGCGGCGGCTGACCCGCATCAGGTCAGCCGCCTCTTCCGGCGTTTGGAGTCGCGGCAGTGGCTCTGCGTTTTTCATGCCGCGTCCGCTTCCGCTTCGCGAACGTAGTCGATCACGCGTTCGGACCAGCCGTCGATATGCGTCCATCCATCGCGGTAGCTGACACCGTGTTTGTAGGGCGCTACGTTGACGACGTATGCCAGTTTCGTGAACGCTGGGAGGATGCCATCGTGCGATTGCTCGTCGGTGATGACGATCACGCGGTCGAGGCCGGACCATCCGGTCGCTTGCGCGTCATCGCGGAGCAACTGCAGCGCGCGCCGGAGGTACGTCCCCTGATGCGGCTGCGAGGCTTTGATGGCGCCCCCCAAGGCGAAGCCGCGGCGCGGCGGGATCACAGCCACCTGATTCGAAAATGTCGCGAACACGACACGTTCGGCTTTTTCACGGAGCAAAATGGCGAGCCCTGCTGCAGCGTCGATCCGGGTCGTTTCAGATTTCCGAGCGATTCTCTCGTCCATCGAACCCGAAACGTCGACCAGCAAGCCGGTTTTCCCGGGCAGGGCTTCGAGATCAGCGACGCCCTTCAGCATCGCTACCTCGAGCGCGTCTTCCAGGTTGGGCGCGTATCCCGCCGCGGTCACGAAGCGGAACGGCAACGCTCGCGCGATGCCTTGATCCAGACGCGCCCGGATCAGACTCTCGTCGACACCGGCCTGCTGCATGTTACGCAGATTCCGGAGTACGGCGAGTCCGCCGAGCTTGCCTTCCAAGAGCAAGCGCTCGAACGTTTCCTTTTTGTCTTTGCCGGCGGAAAGTTCGACTTCCCATGTGTCGGGCGTGGCGAGTTCGCCGTCGACAAGACGCTTCCACAGGGCGGCCTGGCTGTCGTCCTTTGGCTTTGCGTGCACCAGGAACAGCACGTCGCGAAGCTTGATCTTGCTGGCACGGTCGTATTTGGCGAGCCGGTACTCATCGAATTTTCCGAAAGCGGCCGCGAGTCCGCGCTTGACACCGGCGGCTAGCGGCTGCCGCTTTTCGTTCCAGTACATCGCCAGGAACTCTGCCAGTTCGTCGGCGCGTTGAATGACATGGCCAAGAGCCTTTTCAACGATCGGGCCGGTCCCCTTTCGCCGCGCGAGCTCACGCAAAAGAAAAAGAGGCACGTGGCGCAACTGGAGCCGATCACGAGCCTCCGTGGCAAGGTTCGCCACCTCTTGAGGTTCGACCTGCGGAACCAATTCAGCGATCCGGTTCGCGATTTCGTTGCCGGTTTCGTAGAACGTGTTTTCCCACAAGAGGCAGGTCGACACAGACCGGCGAAGTCGGCGGCCGGCGTCAGTCGTGTGCGCGGGCCCACGTTCGTGGGTCAAAGGCGCCAGTGCAGGTACATTGAGGCGGGACATCTCATCTCCTATTTGAAACAGGCGGGAACGAGCGCAAACGGCATTAGCGGGATCGAACCGCAGCGGTGTTAGCCGCCCTAACCAGAAGTAGCCGTCTACTTCACCACGCCTGAAAATAATGGCCGGGAACAAGCGCATCCGGTCTTGGTTTCGATTGTCAAGTCGAAGGAACCGAACACTTCACCACGGCCAAAAACTCCGGGGAGGAACGAACGCTGGCGGCAGTCGTTTACCAGACGAAGGAGCCGCAAACTTCACCATCCCCGATTAACAAAAACGGGCGGGAACATGCGCCAAGGGTACATAAGCGCTCTGCCACTGAGCTACGTCCTTTGGGGACTGCGGGATTCGAACCCGCGACCTCTCGATTACGAGTCGAAGTAACCCCTGACTTCACCACGCCCGAAACAAATCCGATCATCTATGGCAGGCGCGCGCAGATTCGAACTGCGATCTTCGCTTTAGAAGAGCGAGGCCCTGTCCTTTGGACGACGCGCCCGTGGTAGCCCCACCCCGACTCGAACGGGGATTCCAGGTTTAGGAAACCTGTGCCTTTTCCGTTTAGACGATGGGGCCTCAATCCTTAAACGGGTCGTACACGTCTTTGCCGGCCATTGCGACACCCAACGGCATAACCGTGTGGAGCACGCGTACCGAGTCCGAGTGCTCTGCGAGAACTTCCGGCAGCCGCTTGTAACAGTGTGGCGACTCATCGACGCCACCCCCACGCAACTCCACCCGCGAATCACTCACCCAGCTATCCATCATTTCCTGCGTTACCTTCGGAGGGCGCGTCCACTCGCCGGTTTTGTTCCGCTTGCCCTTGGCTTCCATCCGGCCCATCACGCGGCCGGCGCCGTGGACTGTCGAGTAAAGCGAGAGCGATGCCTGCTCGTTTTCGATTCCTTCCAGAATGACGGAGGTCTCGCCCATAGTGCCGCCCACGAATCCCTTCTGGCCGGGGAACGCCGGCGTCGCGCCCTTTCGCACCACCCAGAGATCTTTCCCGTTGTGGTTTTCTCGCCACGCGAAGTTGTGATGGTTATGAACCGAGTCCAGCACCCGCGCGCCCAGGATCCTGACCACGCGATCGCACACCCAGTCGCGGCCGGCGTATGCATACCGGCCGGCGAGCTTCATGGCGGCAATGTAGTCCTGACCTTCCTCGGACCGGGAGTCGAGCGCCACGGGAGCGGAGTCCATATCGTCTTTTGCGCCGGCTCGATTAAGAAACCGCGTGGCGATCTTGTGGCCAAATCCGCGGGAGCCGAAGTGCACTCCGACCCAGATCCGGCCCTGCTCGTCCTCGAAAATGTCCACGTAGTGGTTGCCGCTGCCGACGGTGCCGAGTTGCGCCCGCGCCATGTCGCGCAGGGAGGTCAGCTTCCACGCAGCGCTGTTGGCGCCCTGCGTGATCTGCCAGGCGTCATCGTTATTGTCATCGAAGAGCTCATGGTCGACTGGCTCTTTGTTCTTGCGCGCAAGCCCGAAGGAGATCGTGTTCCAGACGTCGTCCATGATCCGGGCGATATTGGCGCGCACGTCGTCCCGATCGGCGTCGGTGAGCACGGCTTTGTTGCCGCAGCCGATGTCGTAGCCGACACCGGACGGGCTCACCAGATTCTCGTGAGCGATGACGCCGCCGATCGGCACGCCGTAGCCCTTGTGATGGTCCGCCATCATCGCCGCTTGGCCGAAGATGTAGTAGCAGGTCTTGATTTGCTTGAGCGCCGCTTCGTCAACGGGCGCGCCCCAGACCGGAATGTTGTCGATGATTTCCATGGCGCTCTTCTCCTTCTTTTTACATTTTGGTGGAACCTGTGGGGATCGAACCCACCTGGTCCTGATTAAAAGTCAGGTGCCTCTCCGATTCGGCATAGGTTCCGAACTGGTACCGGGGTAGAGGATCGAACTCTACTGATCTTCTTTGTAGGAGAAGCGCCGTCACCAGACGACAACCCCGGCATGGTCCCCGCCCCTGGTGTCGATCCAGGATCTAGGCGCTAATCTGGCGCGACCGCTTATAAGGCGGCTTGAGGCACCGGCCTCCCGGCGGGGACACGATGTTGGCTCCGAGGGCAGGATTCGAACCTGCGCATTTCCTGATTAACAGTCAGGCGCCTTGCCAACTTGGCTACCTCGGAACAACCTGGTGGGCCATCACAGAGTCGAACTGTGCTCTCTCGATTAAGAGTCGAGTGCTTCGCCTGCAAAGCTTATAGCCCGAAAACTGGTAGGGGCGGCGGGTCACGATCCCGCATCCGCTGCTTGAAAGACAGCGATCCTGGCCAATTAGACGACACCCCCATGGCAGGGCCGGCGAGAGTTGAACTCGCATCTTCTGACTGAGAATCAGAGATCCTGCCGTTAGAAGACGGCCCCGAAAAACTTGGCGCGATGAATGGGAGTCGAACCCACCTCGTCCTGATCGACAATCAGGTGCCTCAGCCGCTCGGCCATCACCGCGAAACCTGGTCGACCAGTGGGGATTCCAACCCCAATCTCAGCGTCCGGAGCGCTGCGTCCTGTGCGATTGGACGACCGGTCGAAAAACTTGGTACGGGTATGAGGAGTCGAACCTCAATCTGAACGTTCGTAGCGTTCTATCCTGTCCTTTGAACGATACCCGCGTGAAACTTTGGCTGGCCGCCCAGGCCTCGAACCTGGAACCTTCTGAGTCAGAGTCAGACGCGCTGCCAATTGCGCCAGCGGCCAGTGGCAGGGGGTGAGCGAATCGAACGCCCGAAGCCAGCTTCAAAGACTGGCGGCTTTCCACTAACCGAACCCCCTTCTTCACAATGGGGTGACCGGAGAGAATTGAACTCTCGTAGTTGGAGCCACAATCCAACGCCTCAGCCACTCGGCCACGGTCACATCTGGTGCCGGGAGAGCGAATCGAACGCCCATGGCTGGCTTTTCAGACCAGTGCTATGACCACGTAAGCGATCCCGGCGGAATCTGGTGGAGACGGAGAGAATCGAACTCTCATCGGCTGGGTGCAGGCCAGCCATCCTCCCGTTGAACGACGTCCCCATGGTTGCGGAGGTGGGAATCGAACCCAACCTAATGGCGGCTTATGAGACCGCCGTGTGCGCCAGCTCATCTTCTCCGCATCGAAACTGGTCCGGGAAGCTGGGATCGAACCAGCGGCCTCTCGATTATCGGTCGAGTGCTCAACCAGCTGAGCTTCTCCCGGATGGAGCCCCGCGCAAGAATCGAACTCGCTTCACCGCTTTACAGGAGCGGCGCATCGCCAGCAATGCTTGCGGGGCTCAGAAAATGGAGCCAGCGGAGCGAATCGAACGCTCATCGGTCGCCTACCATGCGACTGCTCTGCCACTGAGCTACACCGGCTGGAGCCGAAGGGCGGATTCGAACCGCCATCTGAGCTTTACGAGGGCTCCGTTTTTCCCACTAAACTACTTCGACAATATCCTTGGAGCGAGTAACCGGATTCGAACCGGTGTCCGGACCATGGCAAGGTCCAATCCTAGCCGCTAGACGATACCCGCCTGGAGCGAGCGGAGAGAATCGAACTCTCTTGGCCTGCTTGGAAGGCAGGAACTCAGCCAATAAGTCACACTCGCTATAAATACACGAACTTACTATTCAGTTATCAAAGAACACACTTCGACGGCAGCGCGTGGACGGTTAGATCCTTACAGCCCTGTCGCGCACTTACCCGATCTTTTGGCCGTCAAGACACACTGGTCGGGCACCCCGGATTCGAACCGGGAGTCTCATGATCCCAAATCATGCGGGTTAAGCCGTTTCCCAAGTGCCCGTAGAAAAGGCCCGTAAAAAGCGAAAGGGCCGATCTTTCGATCGGCCCCGTAGTGAGAACACAAAGTACTGTCTACGGGGCTATGGACCTTCACGCGCATTAAGGGTATCGACGCACGCTGGTTTCGTGGCCTGCGGCATTGTCCCGAAATGGATAGCTTGTATCACGCAGTTTATATAGTAAGTGAAGCGATCCGAAAAAATCAAGAACTTTAACGTGATGGCGGAGGGCGGAGGAGTCGAACCCCCATCCGGGTCTTTGCCGGAGCGCTGGTTTTCGGGACCAGAAAGCGTTGCCGTCGCTTCGCGCCCTCCGATGGAGTGAGAGCCGGGACTTGAACCCGGTAAGAGCGGTTTTGCGGACCGCCGCCTCGACCACTTCGGCATCTCCCACATGGCACACCCGCGAGGAATTGAACCTCGAATCGCAGTTTTGGAGGCTGCTACCGTCGCCGTCCGGTCGGGTGCATCAACTTGGTGCAGGAGCCGGGATTCGAACCCGGAATGACGCGACCTTTTAAGGGCCGCCGCTATGCCTGTTCGCTACTCCTGCATGGTGCTGGCGGCCGGATTCGAACCGGCAGACACGGTGGTTTGAGCACCGTCGCTATACCAATTCGCTACGCCAGCAAAAGCTTGGTGGGCCGGGGGAGACTCGAACTCCCATGCAGTGGGCGCCTCGTTCTGAGCGAGGTGTGTCTACCAAATTCCACCACCGGCCCGTATCCAGGGCGGGCCTCGAACCCGCAAAACTGCGGCCCTCAACCGCAGGCGTCTGCCGATTGCGCCACCTGGACATCTTGGTGCGCGCGGTAGGACTCGAACCTACGTAGCCATGAAGGCAACCGGGTTACGGCCGGTCAGTTTTGCCACTCACTCACGCGCGCGTGTACACACGAATTGTCAAAGAACTTGGCGGAGAGCCGGGGAGTCGAACCCCGATGTGCCGAGGCGACGGAATCTTAGCAGGATTCTGGGCTACCAATTGCCCATGCTCTCCGCAGCGCTAAGAAGTCGCGACTAATACCAAAGCAAAGATGATAGGGATAAGCTGGACAGGCGGGTACAACTAAGCGAGTTGTTAAAGCGCTTCGTTGCGGTGTCCATGGCTTGACAGTAGCAGATTCGCGTGATTCTGTCTAGAGTATTTTGTCGCCTTGCTAAATGACGCTTTGCATCTGTAGGCCCGCACCACGGCCTACTTCTGCGGTGGCGGCCACGGTGGGAGCGGCGGGCGGCTCTTGGTACACTTCCCAACTGCCGCCTTCGCCCAGTAGCCTTTTCCGGGCAGAGGGATCTGCAGCTTCCGGCAAGTCTTGGCGAGCGCGACATCAGATACGCCATACTCCGGTGCCAATTTCCACATCGGCTGCGACCAGACCTGTTCATAGAGCTTTTCACGGTTGAACCGAGCCAGCAGGCGGTAAGACACCCGCGGGGATGACTGGACCGCGCTCCGGACTGCCGCACGTTTCGATCCCGACTGCGGCGCACGGGTTTCCGGACACGCTAATCCGAGTCGGGCAAGTTGCCGTTCTTGGCCTGCGAGGTGCTGCCGCATTACTGGATTGTCGAGGAATGCGCGTACCGTTTCGTCCGTGCAGCCATTATGAGTTTTCAGGAGTTCGAAAAGATCGACTACTAACGCGCCCTCCATCTTCAGCAACGTTCGGCGAAGATGTCTGATCGTCCAATCATCATGAGGACGCCACACGGCACCGGCTTTGAGCAAGATCGTCATCGCCTCCCAGGTTCGGGAATTACGCCACAACCTGTACAGGTCCTTGTGGGGAAGATTGCCCGCATCCTCGTACTGCGCGTGCCAAATACAGCGATCCAACGCCGAGGATCCTCCATCTTTCAGATCGTTCGGTGGAACTCCGAGATCCAGCAGATAACGGATCACGTCCGCATGGGCCGACATCGCCGCAGACTTAAAGAGTTCAGGCAGGTCATCGGTCTCCTCGCTCACTGAGAATCTGCGGAGGATTTCCAGCTTCCCAGACAGACATGCTTCTTCGACCGCCGTACCGTGGCATTCCGGATCATCGTCGTAATGGGAATACACCATTGGGCCCTTGGCTCGGGGATCAGCGCCAAGCCCGAGCATAAGGTTCACTCCCTTGAGGTTGCCAGCATGACTGAAGAATCGCAGTGTACTCTCCGCCTGTTTCAGTTGTCCGGCGAGCTCCGGATGCTGCTCTTGGCATTCCTTGAAGATTCTTAAAGCGGTCCTCACTTCATCCGCGAGTGCGTACGCAAAAGGCTGGTCTCGGATCAGGTCGGCTCCGTGCCCCACGAAAAAGCGGATGATCTTCGGATCCCATGTTCGAAGGACCTCCACAAAAGGTACCGACGCGATCTCGGCGCCAGTCTTGGCGAGGAGTTCTACGAGATCCATGCGGCGGTGTTCGACGGCCCAGTAAAGGGCCTTGTTCTTGATCTTGACCTGGCTCTCATTGCGGGCCAAGAGCTCGATCAAGCTCCGGAACCCCTTTTGAACGGCAACTTGAAGCGGAGTACCGCGGACGCCGTCAGCTATCTGGAGCGACTTGCCTGCCATAATCCAGGCTTCGACTTCGTAAAGCCGGCCCGAGCGGCAAAGACCCAGGAGTTCCCTACTCTCCTCTTTTGTTAAGACGGCAGGCATGCAGACCTTCGAACTGTCAACCGCTGGGAGTGGCGGAATTCATGTACGGCGATCGAACCGACCGAACCTTCTCACTGAACGCCGACGCGATGCGGTCGGCGGCGGCCGACATAGGGATTGCAGTCAGCCACAGATGAATTCTGCGCCCTCTATTCGGAAGCTCCGAGCAATGGAATATACGGTCTCGCCGGGCCAGGGACTCCCAGGTTGGCGTGGAGCATGGGTAGACGAGGCAGCAGACCACTTGCCTGGTGGAAACCAGGTTGGCGTAAGCGAGGATCTGCAACAGGTCGGCCCGATGCTGTTGCCGGAGATCTTCTTCTTGTCCGCGCCAACCGCGCTCTTGCAACTCCTCCCAGTGCCGCTTGTATTTTGCGTCAACGATCACGGCGACGTCGTCCATTTCCAGGATGAGATCAGGAACGAGAGAGCGTTGGGACCCCATGTAGGGCGGTTCCCAAGCCAATGCGGACACGGTCTCCCGGCGCCGGCCTACTTTGAGCAGGCCGCCGGTCCGCTGGGACACGGCTCGCATTATGGTCTCTACCCACGCCTCAAAGAACTGCTCCATAGGCATGGTCCACGGAATACCCTCGAGGTCGCTTAGGCCCGCTAGGCCCCGCTCCTCAACCGTCCAATCGATGGCCTGGAGACCCTCAAGGAACACGTCAGTCCGCAGTGGCCGGCGGAACCACGTTTGTAGTTCGCCCGCCGCCGGCCGACGCGAGGAGATCCCGCGAACCCGCAGCAGAAGCGATTCCGCAAATGCAATCAGCCGGTGAACGAAGGCGCCCTGCCCGCACTGCGTTTCCAATGACCTGAGTTGCTTCTCAACGGCGAACCGAATCGCACTTTTCAGAAGACGATCATCCCTAAGATCCGGGAACGTACAGGGAACAGAGAGGAAATTGCCTCGCGGCATTTGGCGCGTGGCGTACTGCGTCCATTCAATTCTGCCCTTTGGGGCCGGTCGTGTTTCGGTGGTGACCTCAAACCGGCGATCGAGGCGATCGAGCAGCGCTTTGAATCTGGCAAGGACCATGAACGACAGGACCCACAGCGGTACTCGGCGCTCCGATCGCTTCAGAAGAGGCAATTTCAGTGGCGACGGGCTAATTAGCCATCCCATTTCTGCCAGCATTGGGCCAATACCCGCCCAGGGGAATCTCGGCTGTACCACCAGGCCGAAGTCGTGCCGGGCCGTGAGCGGGGAACGAAGCGGCACAGCGCCGACCGCACCATGGGATTCGATGTTCAACAGTACGTCGGCGCCGTCGTAATCGCGGTGCACATCGACCTGGAGTAGTTGGAAAATCGGCGAGTTCTGTTGAATGAATTGTTCCGCGAGCCGTGCCGCCTGTGCTTGTGGGTTTGCGGAGTTGTTACTTCCAAAGAACTCGACGGCCGATCTTGTAAAGCGACTGTAATCCTGAAGTTCGAGGCAGATTTCCTGAGTCGGCCGGATCGCATTGAGGGGTGAGGTCGCGTGCGCCCTATGGCGAGTCGCCCTTATGCGGCCGCGCGGCATTATAAGCGTTCGAGCCACTGCATGTAGCCCCGGATCGATTCGGCGAATCCGCTCACATACCCCTGAGCCAGATACTCGGCGAGCAGCGGCGCCAGACTCGTCCGCAGATTTGCACGCGCCTGGTCTTCATCCTTCCCCAGAAAGTAGGAGTGCCCGGGCACCAGTGCGAGGGCCTCTTCCGGCGCATGCTCGACAAAAATCGAAACCAGGTTCTTGTACGCGCGTTGGCCCAGCGTGCAGCCATGCTCTTCGACTACCTCGAAACTCGGCCACAACGACAGAAATGCGAATCGCCGCCGGACCGCGACATCGACGATCGCGATGCTGCGATCGGCGCTATTCATAGTGCCGAGCACGTGGAGATTGTCGGGCAGGTGGAGTCGTTGGTGAAACGGCTGGCCAAAGTCGTAGGGGAGATCGATTTCGCGCCGAGATTCGGGGCTCGGTTCGAATAGGTAAATAGCCTCGCCGAGAATCTTGCCGAGATCGGCGCGATTGATTTCATCGATGTGAAGGAGATAGGGCTGCTGAGACGCGCCGGCTTGGGCGGCAGCTTCGAGGAGATATCCCGGCTTCGGAGCAAAGCGGAAGCCGAGTCCCTCTTCGCCGTCCTTTCCGTTTTGCAGGGGTGCAAGGCCGCCGACAAAGTTCTCGTATGTCGTGCTCGGATGGAACTGCACTGAACGCCCAAACCCGCCGTAGTGTTGGGCGAGGACCTGACGTGCCATTCGCGTCTTGCCCGTCCCCGGCGGTCCTTGGAGAATAACGAAACGGCGGGTCTTCAGCAGTTCGATGACTTGATCTTTATCAGTTTTGGGCATCAGGTGACAGAACCACGCGGACTGCGTGGCCGTTGAGTCCGCTTCATATTCCTTTAACGGAGTATGCCCGCGCTCTTCGAACATCAGGTCAAGTATGGCTGTAAGGGCCGCAACTGTGCCGGCGCGATCCTTGGTTGGTCTGTACACGCCATAGAGAACGCGGCCATAGCGTTTAAAAACGCGTTCATAGGCGGACCAGGTGTGTTGGATTGAATCTGGGACGTCGATGTCAATTCGGGTGGGATCCTGTTTGGCCCACGCGACCTGATCCCCCGCGCCAAACCGATGATTCAGCCAGGTGGCAATCGCCTGCATCTTTCGCGCGTGTCCCGGCCGACCGAGAATTGCCTCGTCTGGCGCCAGGCCTTGGGTCCCGATCACCATTGCGATCAGGCAAGGCTCACCTTCAATGGGGAAAATCACGAAGCTCATGCCGCCATACGCACCTGAATCGGCGTTTGAAGGATGAATGTAGGCAGAGTATGGAACGCCGGAATCGCTCCCTCGCATGTCGGGTGCGCGGAGCGCGACTGACTTCTCGGCGCGTTTGGCATACCGGGTGCCGAACAGCCCAGCGAGTGCAGCTTCATTCCGGTCCTTCCAGGAGTCCAGAGTCCCCGAATGAACAATTTCTACCAAAGGATCGAATATCGATGTCATTGTGTCTAAACAGGCTTTATAGCTGCCCTCGTCGGCGACTGCAACATGCGGTCGCATGCAGCCACCCTACAAGCGGCGATCTGCGCGGCGGCGCGAAGGGACAATGCCTGTGCCGACGCCATAGGAAGGCAGGAAACATTGCGGCCCGCAATGCTGCCCGGGCTAGACCGTGTAGTTGGTTTCCTGGCGAGCGGCAGCAATGGCACGGGCCACGTTTTCCTGGCAGGCGATCTGCCCCAGGAGGTTCGTGTAATTCGGATCGATTGCGTACTTCCCCGCCACCGCCGCAAATAGATCCGGCAGATTGTGGTCCGACTGGTACTTCTGCCACGCTGCACGATACGGCGAGCCTTGCGTGATCAGCCACGCGTAATCCTTGCAAGAATCGGCCAGAGACGGGAAGTCGGCGAATGCAAGTTCCATCTTCACGCGCTTGCCATCCACCACTTCCTCAGTTTCTACCGTGCAGCACATCGCATGGCGTGCTGCCATCTTCATTCCAAGATAGTTGGCGTGGCCGACGGGCTTTGCGCCCCATGCCGATTCGATGGCCCACTGGGCGAGCATCAGTGGGCTGGACAGCCAGTTTTTTGCTCGATGCGCACGGCTATCCGCGCCACCTCGTTGAGGCGGGTTTCGAGGGTTTCCATAAGCGTTCAGTAGATGAAGGAGCGGTCGTCGGTCGTGGGCAGCGGAATGGGCCAGCCGAACAGGCAGAGGTGGTCGTAGGCCCAGATCTTGATGGCCGGAAGGCCGAGTCGCTTGACGTTTACGAACTCCCGCAGCCAGGGCCAGGTGCCGTAGTAGAGGCCCATCAAGTAGCGGCAGTGGGCTTGGTCCCAGGCGAGTTCCTTCCACGGATACTGCGCGCAGCGGGTCGCCTGGTCGAGGTTGTGGTTTATCCCCGGATACTGGTAGCCCTCGATCAGGAACGTGTCGAAGCCGGAGCCTGCGCGCATCGTCCATTGCGGCGGCAGGTTGATGTAGCGCAGCAGCCTGCAGTTGTCGGGGTCGTTCACGTCCATGGGCCAGAGCAGTTCGAACACCGCCGAGGGACACTGCGCCAGGACCGCGCTTTGGATCGCGGCGACGTAATTGTACAGCCGGGTGCGGAGGAAGTTCGCGTCGGCGTAGCTGTTGGTCGAAGGATCGTCGCTCGGCGTGTGGAACGTCGCCAGTGCGCGGCCGAGCGCGATCTGCCCCGCGGCTTGGGTGTCGGCATCGTAAAAGGCCATCCCGGAAGCGTTCGCCACGAACCACCACAGGATCTCCCCGAACTGGAGTCGTGGAATCAGTCCCGCCGTCTGCATCAGGCCGGCCATCGCGGCGTGTGCCTGCGTCATATAGCTTTGCGGTCCGGTGCTGAAAGCGATCTGCGAACTGTTCAGCGTCCCGAAGCCGGTCGCGGTCTCGACGGGTGATCCATCGGGAAACCGCTGGACCCAGACGGACGAGGGTGGATTGTCAGGAGGGTTTACGAGTTCCTGTGAGAAGGAGCAGACGGCGGTCATGCCGCTGGCCTTGAGGAGAGCGAAGAAATCGCTGTTCCAGTCACGGAAGGCACGATTGAGGACTGGCGTTTGCGTTGGATCGATGACCCATTTCACGCCGTACGTGCCGCCCTGGAGGTCACCGGCCACCGTCGCGTGGCCTGAACCGGTGTTCGATAGTGGCAGTTCCGTATACACATGAAACTGAAAAACGGTGGAGAAGGAATGCGACGTGAACGTGAGGACGTTGCCAGTGGCCGACGCCCAGACGCCATCGAAAATCGCGTTGATGAAGTTGGCGAAGTGCCGGGCGATCGTGTTGCTGTTGTCCTGACCTCCGAAGACGGTCTTGCCGATCGCGGAACCGCCGATGTGCAGCCAGACCACATCCTGATCATTCCATGTGCCAGAGAAGGTGACCGTGCACTGCGGGTACGACGGATTCGAAGCGGCGCACTGCTTCCACCAGAAGACGCCGCAGTAGTGGTCGACCTCGCCCAGCAATCCCAGCTTCTGGATGTTCCACACCAGCCTCTGGGGCGAGAGCTTATAAGTGCTGTCCGTATCGAAGTCGGTCGCGACGCCGACAGCCGTGGTCGTCGAGACCGGATCCGGCACGTCGGTTCTTACTGCGCATTCGAGGAAGTCGAAATAGAAGTACCAGCCTTGGCTCGACGGGTTCTTGTTGCCGGTGAGGGTGATTACGACCTTATGCTGGCCGGCCGCGACGCCAGAGAACAGCAGTCGTCGGATCTGCGACGTGGTGGCCGCCGGGTAGTAGCTGTCCAGCGTTACCGGCGCGCCGCCATCGAACGTGGCGCTCACGATGCCGCAGTTGATGTCGAGGCGGGTGCCAACGTAGATGTCGTGTGTGGCCTGGCAGTGGGTTTCGATAGTGACGCTGGCACCGCCCGCGGCCGCGCGGATCGCTCGTCCCTGGCTCCAGAAGGCGAACGCGCCATTGACAGGGTCGTTGCCGGACGCGGGTTCCCAATATCCGGAGGTGCTGACCCACGTGCTGTCCTCTTCGATTCGGACCGACCCGGGCCCCGCCACCTTCAGCGCCCGCTTGCCGGCGGGATTGCTGGTCACCGTCCAGTTGGTGACCACCATCTTCCACTCGGTGGGCTGGTAGTCCTGGCTGTTGGGCAATGCCGGCGCTATGGTCCACCAGACCTTGTCGACGTTGCTCCAGCCGAGCGCCGTGAAGTCGATCTTCACGTGCCAAGACACATTGTCGGAGGACCCGCCGGACAGGTTCCAGTTGGCTCCCGTGAAATAGAGCCGGCTGCCGCTGTTGTTGTCGGTCTGGTAGAAAGCGACCATGTTCCCGTCCGCGCCCGGCGCGGCCGTGACGACCAGTTGGTTAGGCGCCACCACGGCGGCGCTGATCACGACCGGCCCGTTCTGCACCCAGTTCGTCCCGTTGATCTGGCTGGCTATGCTGTTCAGAATCGTGGCGGCACTCGTTCCTTGCGTGAGCGTTGCAGCCGCGGAGCCGTCCGAACTCGAAACCGCAACCGGGCCCGCGCCACCAGCCTTCAGCGTGATGAGGATCTCGTTGTTGTACTGGCCTCCGACCGTAGCCGTGCAGTTCGGATCGGAAGCGTTGATCTGCCCCGCAACATTGGCGGCGATCTGTGCGCTGTTCAGCGATCCCTCGTAGCAGGAATATGTGGTGTTGCCGATCTTCACCCAGTGTTGATAATTGGATAGCGTGGCGCCCCCGGAGCCGTCCGAGCTGGACACCGCCACGGGCCCGTACTTGCCGGATCTCAATGAAATGAAGATCTCATTGCCGTAGGCCCCGCCCGTGGTGCAGGAGCAGTTGGGGTCTGATGCGTTGATATGGGCGGCGATATTGTTGGCAACGCCGGCGCTGCTGAGCGAATCTTCGAGACAGGAATAGGTCGCCGATCCGATCTTTACCCAGTGGTTGTAGGCGGCGTTGCCCTGCCACCACATGGCTTGATCCGTGGTTCCGACCGATCCCTGCCACCAGAGCGCCTGGTCGGTGGTCGGATTGCCGGCGACGATCGCGGGGCTGATGAAGGACTGGTTTTGATACCACAGCGTGACCTTGTCTCCCACCTGCGGGCTGTTCATGTTGAGTGTGAAGGTCACCGAAGCCCCAACGCGTCCGGTCGCGTTGCACGTAATCGTGATCCCAGGCGTACCCATCCACTTCACGTCGGTGTGGCCGACGCCATTGATGGAGTAGTCGAGCGCGTTCCAATCGGTCCACGCGCTCTTGAGCGACTCCCAGGATTGGATGCCCTGCCAGGTCACATCGAAGTCGAGAACCAACCCGGTGAGATCACCGTCGGGCAGGTAGGAGAACAGCGGGTGTCCGAACGGGTCGTCCTTTTGGAATAGGACCAGCACGGCGAAGTCGGCCAGGTCGCGGAAGACGCCGGAGACCGTGAAGCCTGTGTCCGACGCACCCCACAGCGCTGCCGCCGCGCCGTAATCGTCGAAGCCTTGCAGATGCATCGTGCGATGCGGCTGCAGCTTGAAGATCTGGTCCATTTACGAATAGATGAAGACCGAAAGGTTTGAGCCGGGAAACGTCGTCCCTACGGCGGTGATACCGATCGAGACCGCCGTGTTCGCGGGGATCTCGGTCAACGCGCTGATCTGCGATGGCGTGGCCACGACCGCAGTTTGGCCAGCAGGAATCGTTAGTGTCAGCCAGGCGGTGCCGCCCACGTAGATCGTGAACGTGATCCCGGAGCCGGTCGGCGCGGCCTGCACGTAGCCCTTCACATCGCCTGCAGTGACGGGACGGTTCAGGTATAGCGGCTGGGCGGCGTTCGACTCGATACCCAGCGTGCCTTGCATCTGGAAGACGAGGCCAGCGACCTTTGAAAGGCCCTCCGCGCCGAAAACCCAGTCTTCGCGAATCGGTGCGTCGCCGTCGGGAGACTCGTTGCCGTTCACGTCGATGGTGAAGGCGGAAATCAGCAGGTTCGTATCGACGAAGTTGTTCGTCGGCATGTTGATCGTCGCCGACGCCACCGGGTCCGCGTTGTTAAATGACGTGGTGTCGTAGGAATAAGGCCATGTGGCCTCTTCGATGATCCACACGTCGCCGGGATTGATCACCAACGGAATGTCCCAGGTGATCGAGGTTGCCGTGTTCGCGATGATCTTCCGCGGCGGTGTCCCGCGCGAGACGCCCTGAATTACGCGGATCAGATTGCCCACTTCAGCGTTGGGCGTCATCCCGTCGGGATAGACGATGTTCTGGCAGCCGGAATCGGTGATCGAGGTTGGTGCGGCGGAGTTCGAGGAGTCGGCGTTGAACCGGAGGACGAAGCAGTCGCCTTCCTGCACGATGCCATTCGGGTCCGGCGTGACGCCGATTGTGCCGGTGCCCTGGTCCCACGAGGTGACTCGCCCACTGAAGTACGGCGTGGCCCCCTCGGGCCGGCCAATAATCGAGACGATCCGGCCGACCGGCGTGAAGGATGGATTGGTCGAGGGCGGCGCGCTTCTCAAACTCCCGCAGACCAACGCGCCAGCCGAGACTCTGTCCACCGAGGCCCCGATGATCCCGCCGTGGATCAGGTGTTTGGCCTTCAGGCGAACCTTGCTCACGTAAGGGGACGGAAGCGCGAACGTCGAACGCAGAAGCGGACCGGTGAATGTGATGGTTCCCGGCGTGTAGACGGTGCCGCCGCCGGTCGGTGTCAGCACACCGCTCGCCACCATTCCGCCATATGTGCCGAGTTGCTGGCCGCAGATCAGGTCGTCCTGGGCAGCCGCAAAGATCACATAATTCTTCAGCCCAGCTACTGCTGGCCAGACGATATTGTTCAGCACGATCGAGCACGTAGAGCCTCCGGTCGGCAGCGGGACGATCGCGATGGGCATCGGCACTGATGGCAGCCCGTTGGCGTCCAGGGCGCAGAGCGACAGCCGAATGGTCGTGCCGCCCACCAGAGAGCCGCCGGTGGTACTCACGGTGATGCTCCCCGCGACGGGCGCGCCTACGCCGGGACTGAAGGTGTTCACCGGCAGTTTGCCCGTGATGACCAGATTTGCGAGCATGCTGCCGTCGGCCATCTGCGCATAGGACTGGTTGGTGTCGAAGGTCCACTCGCCGGGAAACAGTGCATCGTCCGAGCGCGCCTGGATCTGATACGGCGCCCACGATGGGCCGAGCGGGATTGGGTAGAAGAGTGCCGGCAGCGGGGCTGGAGTCACATCCAGCGGCTTGGGGCCGACGTCCAGATCGTACATGGACGCCGTCACCGTCTTGGCGGCGATGGTGACGCTCCAGTCCTTGTGGAGCCGCCAGGACTGGATGCGGAAATCGGCGGTGATGAAGCGGAACGTCGCGTTCGTGGAGTCCGCGGGAGCCGGCGAGACCGCGAAGCCGGTGACGGTTTTGTAGTCCGGCGTCGTGAAGATCTGTGTCACGGTGCACTGGACGCCATTGATCAGGACCTCCTTGTTGACGATGAACTTGTCCAGCGGGTCGCCCGTCAGGTTGCCGCACAGCCCGCTCGTGACCGAGCACGTCCCCTTCACTCCGGGCACGTCCGGATGGGTCATCGAAACCACCTGCCCCACCTCGTTGCCGAGGCCGAGCAGCGTGGTCTTCCATGTGGCTGCGCGAGCGTTGCGCCACTCCGCGGCATTCACGCCACCGATCTCCTCGCGCGTGCGCGTGGCCGCCAGACGCAGTGCCTGGGAGATGGTGGCGCAGCCCACCAGATGCTGCCGCGCGGTGAGCGGTGCACCGGCGCGGCCGAAGTAGGCGGCATGGCTCTTGTCCTGGTATTCGGCGGTGTTGGCCTGATACTGATACGCCTGGTCGGCGAAGTCGATGATCAGGTGCTCGAAGGAGGCATCGACCGGTTCCAGGCGAAGGCTCTGGAAGAGGATGTTGCCGAGCGTAAAGGCATCAACGGCAGAAGCGTTGATGCGGCAGGCGACTTTCAGCTTGCCGAACTCCCACGTGAAGAAGCCCAGTCCACACGCCAGGATCTCGACCAGCCAGTCGCGGAACGGCTTCTGCTGCGCGAGGACGCCCTGGAACCGGAACTGCTTTTCCACGCCGGAGCCGACCACCGGTGTCACCGACGTATCCGCGATCTCGGCCGCGCCGCTGCCGTCGCCCACGACCAGGGATGACAGGACGATCTGGTTCAGTTGCGTTCCCGACGGCGCGCCAGCCAGGCCGAGGGCGCGCAGGAGGCTGTTTACCGCGATCCAGAAGGGATTCGTCAGGCCAGTCACGGCAGTGCGGCTGCCGTTCTGGTCCCAAGTCCATCCGGTGAGTCCCTGCGAGATCGGCACCTGCATTTGGTGCTGGTCGGTAGTCGACGGCTGGATGCCGGACTGATCGGTGCGGCGGATCTCGACAAATGCCGTGCCCGCCGCGCGTTGCGGTCCCCAGACCTGCGGCGTACCTTGACCCAGCGAGAAGGAATCCGACTGCGGGTCGGCGCCGGCGACCTCGCGCAATCCCATGGTCGGATTGTCGGAGATCACGTTCAGGCCGCCGTCCACTTTGAAGCCGTGCGGCGGTTGGCCGTCCAGCATGGGCGCGATGATGTACCGGTAGCCGTCGGCGTTCTGGTAAACCAGCATGCCGGTGTACCTGCCGATCGGACCAGCGCCGACGATGCCGAGCGCGTCGTAGAAATCGGACTCATCGCGCCCGGCGGCGATCATGCAGTTCACCCAGAACGCCTTGCCCGGGTCGCCGTCGTCGTTGCACCAGATCTCCTGAAGCGCATTGCCCCAGATGCTGTCGGAAATGATCGAAGTCGCGGTGACCGTGCTGCGACCGAAGCCCCACAGGCCGGTCGAGTTGTCCTTGATGGAGACGCCCTGCGGCTCGGCGGGATGGCCGCCGAAGTAGGACGTCATGCCGTGCGCCTGGCAGCCGTTGGTGGAATCGAAGTAGTAATCGCAGGACGTCGGGTCGCCGCCGCTACCGTGCGCCGTGTAGGGGCAGTTCACGCCATCGCTGAACGTCTTCCAACACTGCCGGGAGATTGCGCGCGCGGGGTACATCTGCGTGATCTGGTAGAGGCCATCGCTGCACTGTGCGGTGAACTGCGGGTTTCCGTCCGCGACGAAGCTGATGATGAAGCCCGACCACAACTGGAGCAGGATGCCGGAGTTGACGTGGAAAAGAGACAGGTCGATCTGGGCGTATTTCAGGTCGTTGTCGTTCGCCAACTGCGTCATCACGCGGTCCGCATTGCCGAAGGTGAACTGGACGCTGTCGGCGGTGCCTTTGATGTCCTGGGAGATGATGACGTCCGACCCGGGTTCTCCGATGCCGAGCACGCGGGGCAGGTAGAGTTGGCCGCTGACGGTAACGCGGCGATCGGAAAGGTAGATGTCCGGCACCGCGGATTCACGCACGCGGATGTGGACCAGAGGGATGATCTGCTGGACTTGGGAGAGGAGCGCCGACTGGAGCGCCGCCGACGGGAACCGCAAACACGTGCTGTTGACCGTGTACCTGGGCGCGGCCGTGGGATCGGGGACTTCGATGAAGTTGAAACCGGTCTGGCAGGCGTTGGCGAGGTACTGAATTGCGAGCGGAGCGTACTCCCAGGTGACCTTGGTGGCCGTGGTGGTCTGGTCGGGATTGGGGGCGTTGTAGGTGAACGATTTCCACGCGCCCTGCAATCCTTCCCAGAACGACACCAGCGAGGCGCGATCACGCATGCTGAGGTGTTGGCGGCGGAAGGCGAACCGGCGCGGTCCAATGCCGACGGCATAGCGCTGCTCGGCCTTCGCGTCGAGTTCCCCGAACTGGTGGACGACGACAGACCGGTCCTGGCTGAAGCCGTAGCCGAAGTCGCTGGTCAACGGGAAGGTCAGAGCCGAGTCGACGAGCGCGGGCACACTGATGCGGCCGATTGTGTCGGACATGGAAATCAGATCAGGCTACTTCGATGAGTTCGATTTGCGGCACGTCGGTGCGGAGCATGCCGGTGGTCTGGGACCAGTTGCCGCGGAACACGACCGTGTATCGACCCGGCGTGGAGTTGCCGGTGGGATCGTAGCTTCCCTCGGCGAGATTGTAGAACAGGAACGGCACGACGCCACCCTGCTGGCCGTCCCAAAAGGCCTTGAGCGCGGCGGCGCGGGTGGCGGTTAGGCGCTGCGCCAACTTGAACGTCCTCCGCGAGGTCTGCGCGACCTGCGACCGCTCAGTGGTTCCATCGTGGTACTGCGCCTGGAGTTGGACGTACTCACGTGACTCTGAGAACGTGACGCAGAGCGCGAATGGCATTACTCCAGATGGAAGAACGCTCTGAATATTTCCGGGCATCAGGAACGTGGGAAAGGTGGCTTGATTCTTACAGCACGCGGCCCCAGCAAGCCAAGAAACCGTGTTATGCTTCCAGCGGAAATCATGCCGACGAAATCTCCAGTCGCGATGCGGCCAGGCGATCCCCTGCGGATCGGGCGAGAAGTGATTTCGTTAGGTCGGAACGTAGTCGCCAAGAAGGGCGCGCTATTTACTGTCAACCACCGTTTGTTTGTGAACGATCCGTGGGAACTGATAGCCGAAGCGATCCACCGCTCTCTACCAGATGGTAGAGAAAGAGACATTGCGCACTCCTTCCGGCGCCAAGCCGAGGACTACTTTCGAGGCGCAACAGTAGGCCGCGAGCTTGCGGTCCGCCCGGTCTTGCTCTATTACGCTTTTCTTAACCTCTCAAAGGCATACGCAGTATCGAGGGGAAACGCGCAGCTTACGGCGGCAGCGTTCCACGGCCTATCTTTTAAGAATCGGCCAAGGACGATACCAGGTTCGCTGATCGAGTTTCCACGGAGGCCACCCGCTGTCTTTCAGGAACTGCTCCGGCACCTCGACGGGAATTCGAGCCTCGTGAACTCCAATCTTCGCTTAGGCTATCTCCTCCCACAGATCCTTCCTGGACATCGACTGTGGTGCTACGCCACGAATCGCGCCGAAAGGTTTTTGTCGATTGAAGGATCTGAATTACTTCATTCCTCCAAGCAGAGGGAAGTTTGGATTAATCTGTACCTCAACCAAAACGATCTGGACCGGCTCGGCTATTCAAGTAAAACGGTATTGCAGCGGGCAGACCTGAATGGTGAGTTTGAAATCGCGACTGGGGTTTCCTACCCCGACTGGGTCTGCCTTCAACAGAGGACGCCGACTACCTACCAGACAGATCCTGGTGAAGCGCTTGTAGAAATAGTCGGCAAGGTCAAAAATTGCATATGGGAGACAGTTAAGGTTGCGTCGCCATACAGGAAACCATACATCTATTGTTGTCCCGGACCAGAGCGGAAGGCCCGGATGCCGCAATTACTGTCGATCTATCTACTGATGTTTTGCTTAGGGTCAGTTACGCGGTATTCGCCCGGGTACTTTGATGATCTCCTCGAATCGAAGTATGGGCCTTTCTTCGACACATTCATATCTGAGTCGCCGATGCAGTTCTTGTACCTGATGGCTTCGGAGATCCTGGGCCAAGAAGTGAGCAAGCCAGCCATAATCTGAGATGACACCGAGTTCTACGAACTAAGGGCCGTCACGCCACAACCAACCCCGGTTGCTGGATCACCGCTGAATTCTGCAGCCGCCCGTTACTCCCCGCCGCCGCGCTCGACCACTGCGCCTGCACAAACTCCGGCGTGACGACCTGGCCGGCCACGAACTGTGCGGCGCCTTTGCCCTGGACGTTGACCTGGAGCATCATTGGGCCAGGACTCGGATACGTGCCGGTCGCGTACCCGCCCAGCACAGGCAGGTTACTCTGGAAGGCGTAGGGGCCGCCGTTCACGTACGTCGCCTGCTGGTACAACTTGCCGCCCATCTCCGCGAGGCTGGCCGACTGTGGCGTCGTGGCCGAGAGCGGCATCTTCTGCCCCGTGGCCTCCGAGTAGAGCATTAGCATCTTTCGGACGTCCGGGTCGCGGACGGCGATGCTCACGTGGCCGGCGTACTTCTGCTGCGCGATCCCGGCGATTTGCCTGGCCATCGAGTTGTCGATGTTGATCGAGTAGAGCTGCTTGACTAGGCGCTTCGCCTCGTTCTCCGGGGACTCCACGCCGAACAGCTTCTCGCCCAGACCGGCCAGGAATCCAGCACCAGCGCCAATCGCCGCGCCCAGCGGGCCACCGATCTGCTCTCCGATGAGCGCGCCACCGGCGGTGCTCTGTGCGATCCCGCCCCAGGTGCCGCGACTGGAACCGAACAGGCCGTTCATCGCCAGCATCATGCCGGCGGCTCCGGCGGCGGGCGATTTCGCTATGGCTTGGACGCCACCGCCAAATCCGCCTCCGGAAGCGTCCCATGCCTGCTGGTTCCAGACGGTTCCCTTCAGGTTGGACAGCGTCTTTGAGAAACCCGCCTTCGTGAACAGGCTGTAAATGCCCGACGTGCCTCCAGGCCGGTTTGCACCGAGGATCATCCCCAACGGGTTCATAGAGGCGCCGGCATGCATTGCCGGCAAATTGAGAATGTCCGTCGGCAAGGCGGTCGCCGATGCCGCACCCGCTCCGCGTGAAGCCACGGGAATGGAAATCGGCGCACCAGCCCCAACGCTACCTGCCGCGCCGCCGGTCGGCGCAGGAATCGAAATGGCCGGAAGCGGGATCCCGCCTGGAACACCACTCGGGGCGGCGATCGCGGGCGCACCCATCCCCATGACCGCCGCCATCACCGCCGTCAGGGACGCGATCGCGACAGAGTTCTGCGCGGTCACTGCCGTGTTCAGATCGGTCGCGGTTTTCATCGGGTCCTGTTTGGCGCCGAAGATCCCGTTGAAGATCCCGCCGATGCCAGAGACGATTGGATGGATTGCCTTCGCGACCAAGCCGCCGAGCCCATCCGTGATCGGCTTCAGCACCGCTTCTTTCACCGTGCTGCCGAGTTGCTTACCGAAATCCTGCGGCTTAGTGAACAGCGTGTGGAACAGGCCCGAAGCCTTGCTCTGGATCTCGTCCATCTCCCGCTTCTGGATCTCCAGCAGCTTCACGACGCGGTCCTGGTGGGCATCGTCGATCTGTCGCTGCAACTCGCCTTCAGTCTTGATGCCCTCGATCTTGAGCCGGTTGAGTTCGGCTTCCCGCTGGCGTTGCTCCTCGGGCGTACCGCCCGGCAGTTTCCGCGCCTCGATGGTCTCCTGGGTGATTCGCGCGATAGCCTGGTCGTGCTGCATCTGCGCGGCCGTGACGCGCAGTTGCTCCACGGTCAATGCTGTCGCGACTTGCCCGCCAGAGGTTTTCAGGCCGAGCGCCTCGGCCATCTTGATCTGCCGCTGCACCACGTCCCTCTCACGGCGTTCCTGCTCGGTGGCCGTGGCGTCGCCGAGCCTGCGGGCGTTGTCGTAGTTGGCACGGGCGGTCTTGGACTCTTCGTCCCGTTGCTGCCGCGCCAGGTCGATCAACTCAACCCGCTTCTTCGTCTCGGCGTCCAGAGCCGCCAACGCGAAGGCCTTCGTCGCCTCGATCTGAGCACGTTGAATCTCTCCATCCGTGGCGTTCATGTCGCGCAGTTCGCGGACATGCTGGGCGGCAAGGTCGAACTGCTTCTGCGCGAGCGCCATGGCGGTGTCGTACTCGGCATTGATGTCAACCTCGCCGAACACCGCACCGCTCGCCTTGCGATTGGCCTGGAAGATCGCGTAGCTCGATCGAATGCCCGCTTCGCCCAGGGATGTGTTCGCGCCAAACACGGCACCGGCAGTTTTCCGCTGCTCCTCCTTTTCAAAGCGGGCGATCTCCGCGTCCCGGATCTGACCGGCGAGCTTCGCGTTCGCGGTGTTGAGTTGGCCTTCTTCTTTCAGATGCCGCAGGCGCTCCTCGTGGGCGGCGTTGATTCGGACCAAGCCATTCAGTTCGCCTTCCTGTGCGCGGGCCACCTGCTGACGCAGTTCCTCCGTGACGCCGGTCGATTTTGCAACCTCCTTGAGACGATCTTCCTGACCGGTCAGGGACGTGTTCTTCTTTTCGAGGCCGTAGCTCTGGCCCAGCAAATCAATCTCCCGATCGAGCGCGCGCAGAGTTTCGAGCCTCGGCGCCTGATCGGCCAGCATGTTCTCGAAGCGGAGTCCAGGCGGCAGCTTCCCGCGCCCCGTCATCGCACCCCGGATCTCTTCGTAGCTGACGCCCTCGAATCCCTTGCCCTGCTGGTACGCCTCGGCCATTTCGGATTGCCGGATCATCGTTCCCACGGCCGCGCGATACTGCCCGAGCACCTTGGTGGGATCGGCACCGCTGGAAGTTGCCTTATAGAGGTCGCCGATGAGGCCGCCGTATCCGGACTTGCCCTGGACGAGCTTCACGATGTCGTCGATGCCAGCCTGGCCTCCGATGATGTTGGCGAATACTCCCGGCGCGTTCTTGATGGCCACATCCGCGAAGGAGCGAAGCGCCTTGTCCATCTTTTCCGAGAGGTGGTCGGCCGCGACCGCCGCCTCGTCGATCGCGAGCTTCAGGTTGTTCTGGGGCCGGTGTTCCAGTTTTGCGATGGCGTTTTCTAGTCGGTCGTTCGCGACGCGCATCTCGTCGTTGGCGGTCTTGGTTGCGCCCGTGAGGCGCGCGAACTCGGCCTCGATGCGCTCCGGCGCGTCGCGCAGCTTTTCGAGATTCTCGCGGAACTCCACGACCTTTTTGATTGCCTCGAAGATGACGCCGATCAGCGCAACAACCGCGATCCCACTGAACGCCGCGCTCAACGCCGCGCCGACGCCGGGCATCGATGAAATGAAGCCGCGGATGTGGCGCGGGATGTGAACACCGATCTCTTCGCCCATCAGGGCCAGGGACGCCTTCGACTCGCGCGCTTCAGCTCCGAGTTGCTTAATCTCGGAGCCGCCCGACTTGCCCGCAGCCTCGATCATCTTGTTGTAGGCAGCCGTGACGCGGTCGACCATCCCTTGCTCGTCGCCGAGCTTCTTGATGTAGCGGTCGCGGTCGGCGATCAGTCGCTCGACTTCCGTCTTCCCGTACGCGGCGGCTTGTTTTTCGATGGACTGGGTGAGCCGCTCCATCGAACTGCGGGAACGATCGTTCACCTTGATCAGCATCTCGGACATCCGCTCGAGGGACTTCTGCATCCGCTCGCCGGCGCCGACCGTGCCTTTTTCCCACCCCTCGACGGCAGTATTCGCCTGTTTGATGGCAGCGAGCACGCTGCGCGGGTCGATTTCGAGGACGATGGATTCCTGGTCCATTTGCGTGTAGGTGTCCACCTAATCGGCGATCGGGAGAGGCTCCACGAGCTTCCAGATGGAATTCCGGACTCTGCCAGGTGCTTGCCAACCGCAGCAGCGACCCATAGCTTGCGTCTTATCGGACGGCAGACGAAACGCTGCGCTGGTGCAGGCTGACGGAGCGGCGCTTAGAACACCATCGGCTAGCGAACGTTGCTATGATCCCCCTTGGAGTTCCCTATGGGCATCGACAGACGGGATTGGTCCTCGGTCGACATGTCGCCGCGCGCACGCCGACACTATGAGAAAAGCTTTCTGCCAAGGTATAAGCGATATCTGAAACAGGTGAGCGAAATGCCGCTCAGCCTGCTCGTTTGGGGGCCCGGGAGGACGGGTGCCGACCTCTATGAAAAGCGGATGCAGATTCGGGCGCAGCTTCGAGAGCGGGGCTTCGTCGCTGTCTTCAGTGAAGAGATTGAACTCGATTGCCCTGTCCCAAATGTTTCGCTGAAGGCAAAGGAGTTGCTTCAGGCGTGTTCGGCCGACCTGATTGTGATTTTGCAGGCATCTTTCGGGTCGGTAGCCGAGGTTCACGATTTCGCGGGGTTCGTACAAGACGTCGGCCGGAAGATGATGATCTTTATCAGCAAAGACCTCGAGGGCGGTTACAGTTGGGGCGGGGCACTCAAAGAACTCAACTTGCAGTATGGGAACGTTCATACCTTCGACTATCCGAGAGACGTGCAGGAGTGCCATTTATCAGGCAAAGTGATCGAGCGAGCTGAGGCACTGAGGCATGCGCTGTGGCAACGAAAACACCTGAAATAGGAGGTCGCGTTGGATTCTGACGACCTATTGCAATATCATCAGGACCATAATCATGAGATTGAAGTCGCCAGCAACTCGCTTCATCTGTTTGTTCTAGACTATTTATCAAACTTCGGGCCCTTGTCATTAGATCAATTGGTTGCTGACATTGGGACTGACCGACAGGCCGCCAATGGCATTGTCGACTACTTGCTAATGGCGGGCTTCTTGTCGGGAAGAGACCGTCAGGACAGTTGGGATATATCTCCCCGAGGCAGGACCCTCCTCGAACGCGTGCTTGGTACAGAAGGGAATGAGCCGAGCAAAGAAGTCGAAGAGGGCATGAGTATTCGAAGCATCTCGCCAGAACTCTGGGAGCGCGCACGACAGGCATTAGTGTTCTATTTTTCCCGGAGGCTTGGCATGGCTGGCGCAGGCCCAGAAGACCTAGCCCAAGATACGCTGGTGGCCCTCTGGAGCAGGGAGGACTTTCGCCTCGAAAAGGAGGACGACTTTCTTCGCATCTGCTACGGGTTTGCTAAACGGATCATGTTTGCTAGTTACCGCCAAGCAATGAAGCATTCAGAACCAGGCCCTAACACCGCAGTCCAAGAGCAATCCGCACCTCCGATGCACAACCCCGAGCTGAAGGTGTTTCTGGACGAAGTGATAACGGCGGGAAAGGCGCGCTTGTCTGAGCGCGAGTGGGACATCCTCCTGCAAGCGGCGGAAAGCGAACGGCCACCTTTGGGTGGGTTGGGGTTGGACGAGAAGACCGCGCGCGTTGTTCTGCATCGTGCAAGAAGAAAACTTGCCAGGCTGGTCGGATGGCAAACTCGCCAAAGATCAAGATAACCATAGCGGTCCCATTTAGTAGGAGCCTCTAAGCCACCCGTCTCACGCGCACCACGCGCGACTGGCTCAAAACCGCTAGGACCACCGCGTTCAGCGCCTTCCGGTCTTTCGGGGAAATCCCGTACTGCCTCTCGCGCAGATTGTTCACGTGGGCAACGCGATCCGCGTTCGGATCGACGAACCCGATCACCGCCTGATTCTCGTTTGCGCTCTTCACCTTGAGCGACCGCATCGTACGACCGGTCCAGACCCAGTCCCGGATCGGCATCAGGCCGCGCGCGACCTTGTAATCCGGGTACCCACGCCGGCCGCTGCGGCCCGGCTTCAGGGCCTTGGCGGGGGCGTCGTTCATATTGAAGGCCTTCCGGATGCGCGTAGAGATGCTGTCCACGAGGACACCGCCGATGGTCTGCATATCCTCAGCGGTGAAAGGGCCCAGCACGAAACGGGCGCGGCTAATTCTGGCCTGGAAAGGCATGGGGTTGGTTTTGCATCTGCTCCCGCTGGTAGCGGTTGCGCTCTTCCTTGAGGATCTGGAGGCCTCGCACCTCCTCGGCGGTCACGTCGCTCCAGGGAATGCTGAAGTGCGCCGCGTCGAACTCCAGTTCCAGCAGCCGTTCAAAGAGGCGGCCGGCGTTGGAGTGGGTTCGCGCGTAGTCGAGGTCGTCAAGCTTGCAATGCGCGCAGCGGTTGACGGTGAACTGCCAGCCACCGCACTGCGGGCACGCCCCTGGCGCGTTGGTGTCCTCCACCGTGCGCGCCAGGCCGCACTTGCCGCATGTGACGTCGTTGGCGTCCGGGCAGCCGCGCGGACCGTCGGTGCCGCCATCGCACAACTCAGCCGCGCGAACCGACCGGAAGATCAGCAACCGGAGAGGGACCGGCGTTGGCCACTCGTCCGGCGCTAGGAGTTTGGGTCTAGGGCGGGATCGAGGTCGTCGATGGCCTGCACCAGTTCCACAACGACCGCCGATTTGTGATGCGGTGGGACGTCCGCCGGCTTAATCGGCGCGGCGTAGCCTTCGATCTTGGTCACCACCGAGTCGTACAGATCCACTGCGGGCTCGATGCGGTACCGCAGTTCCTCCTGGCCGTGCGGGAGATCGGTCGAGGAGACGACCGTGCGGCGGTAAACGGTGATGTCCCTCTGCGTCGGGATCTTCACCATGTGGACGGTCTCGCCAAACGGCGTCCGGAGGGTGACCCGGTACTCGTCACCGGCACGCTGGCAGTCGGTCACTTCGCAGAACGAGAGCTTTGAGATTGCGTTACCGGCTTCGAACTCGTCGAACTCCGCGCCGTCTTTGTCGAGCCTGATCTTATTAAATAGGTCCAGATCGGCCTTGAGGTTCGGCACGAACTCGGTTTGCGACTTTCGGCGGCCGATGGTACGGCGGATGGACTTCTGCTGGTCCAGCCGCTCCAGCATCTCCTCATTCGTGGGCAGCCGCAACTGCGCGGTCTTTGGCGGGTTGGGCACGCGGATCGTGATGCCCGCAGCGGAAATGTCTCCGTACATGGTTCCTCCTATTGAGCGATGCCGGCCACGCCGCACAGCGTGGTCATCGACATCACGGTGTTCTGCGAATTGCTGTATTGCGGTGCGCCGGTGACCGTCACCGCTACGATGCCGTCGGCCTCGGCGTTCTCGGCCACCTGAAACGCCATCTGCGGGAACGTGAACGTCACCGAGTTGTTCGCGTCGTGCTGAACGCTGAGCGTCGCCGTGCCGGTGGTCTGGTTGACCAGAGTGTTGTACTCGGGCGATCCGGCAAGCAACCGCGCCGTGAACTGGAACGATGGGACGCGGGCACCGATCTCCATGCGGCCGCGCACCTGAAGTCCGTTCTGCAATCCGGAGCCGGGATAGAAGCCCGCGTTCAACAGCAGGTTGTTCTTCCAGCCGACCGACCCGGACAGAATGCGCTTCGTCGCCACGTAGTCGACGCCGTTCACCGAGAGCGACATCGACGCCGCAAGCATATTGTTCTCGGTGGTGAGCGCCGGAACGGTGATGCCGCTGGGCGTGGTGACCAGGCCGGAGCCAACCCAGTTGACTGTCAGCTTGGACGAAGCGCGGCCGGGACCATAGTTGAATTGGTAAGTGAAATCTTCGATCGCGCAGCCGACGTACAGGTTATCGACCGCACTGCCACCACCCTCCGCCACCTGCTCGACCAGTGAGAAATATGGCAGCTCGAGCGTGACGCCAGGATTGATGGGCGTGATCGTGTACGTATATGGCGCCGACGATCCGGTCTGCGCTATGTTGCCGAGCGCATAGGCCGCGGCCCAGGTGACGAACTCGGCGCTCGCGTACTTCTCCAGGCGGTTCCCGATCTCGTAGTGCGAAGGGAACGTCTGCGTGATGAACTCGTGGCCCTTGCCGATTTCGGCGGCGTCGTTTTCGAAGACCGGCTTGGGCGTGGTCAGGCTGGTATCGAGCTTTTTGAAGCGCAGAAAGGCGGCACCGGCGGTGCTGATGTTGGTCTGCTTGCCTTTGCCAAGGCCCATGATTAACTGCTGAACTCTCGCTGGCATTACTCATTCACCTCCTGGACCTGCACGTACCCGAGCCCCATCCAAGGCACGAGCTTCTCGGGGACCGCATCCACTTCCTGGATGTCGCCGGTGTGCGGGTGGCGCAGACGCACGGTTTCGCGCGCTGGCCTGTTCTCTTGTTCGTCCATCAGTTGTCTCCGATCTCGGGAATGATGAAGACCCCTTTGAAGCGGTCGATCAGGTCCTCATCGAGTTCGTGGTCGATGCTCGGCGTGTCCATGATGTCCAGGCCGGGGTAGAGTTGCAGATAGCGGATGTTGGGCCCGCTGCCGCCAGGCGGGCGGTTGCAGGTGATCCACCACAGGTCCTCGTAATCCACCGGATCGGCGACGCCGGCCGCGTTGCCCATCCGGTAATAAACGCCCCACCGATGCTTCCAGATGGTCTGCCCATCGAAGTTGCCGCCCTTCGAGCCTTCCCACGCGACTAGCATCGAAGGCGCCGGCATCTTGTAGATGGCTTCGGCGAGGCGGTGCTCCTGGCCGAGGCGATAGTGGAATGCGCTAATGCGGCACACGGGGAGTTGGTTGGCATCTAGCACCGTCATGGCGGCGGCCAGTTCCGGGATCGATTGAAGGACCTCCGCGATGGCGTCCGTGATGGGTGACGCGTTCAGCATTACGTGGTCCTCAGCTTGAGAACGGCGCCGCCGCCGATGTCAGCTTCCACTTCCTGAACCAGGTACGTTGTCCCGTTGAAGACAACCTGGTCGCCGTGTTGCGGCTGGGGCGAAATCGTCTCGAGGTTGACCCAGAACCGCAGGTTGGCAGTGCCGGGTCCAAAGCCAGGCGGATAGTCTTCCGCCATCGCCGGCCGCATGACAATCCCCGTAATCCCCTGAGAGGGCAGCCAGCCACCGGAACCATCCTGCGCGATGAAGGTAGCCGGCACGCCGAACGTCGCAATCATCACTGCGTTGGCGCTGGACTCGAGCGTGGGCCAGTCGGACATAGGAGAAACGGGGCGGTGTTGTGGCCGCCCCACAGTGAATGGTGGCGAACAGCCTTAGCTCAGCGTGATGATCGAGTAGAACACGGTGACGACGAGCGTGCCGTTGCCGGTCGCAAAGGCTGCCGTGGCGTTGAGGATGTCCAGGCCCGTCGCCGCTGGCGGCTGGATCGTGCCGGTGGGAGGCGGCACTACGTTTTCGCTTCCGGTCGCGCTGTTGATGGTCGCCACCGGAACGTTCCCCGAGTGCGGTACGACGCCCGTTCCGTGATATTGGAACGACACCGCGCCGCCTCCCGTGAACTGCGTGCCGCCCGGTTTCATCTGCGCGAGGATCTGGTCGATCACGAGCACCTGGCCAGTCTGCGGGCGCCGGCAGGATGGTCTGTGGCGTCGCGTACATGGCGATGATCTGCGCCGCAGACAGGGTGACTACGGCTTTCTGGATGAGCGACGGATCGGTATCGACCGCCTGTACCGGACCGAAGCCGAGCGGATTGAGCCGCACACGCACAGTGGCGTCTCCGGATGCGCCGCCGAGCGCGTTAGTTCCGCTGGCCTGGCTCAGGACCGCGTAGCCGATCTCCTTGTTCGAAGCCCCGGTCGCGGTCATCGCACTGGACGTGGCCTGGAGCGTGGTGTTGTTCCAGAAGACCTTGTCACCCGAGTTGAAGGTGCTCGTGTCCTTCGCCAGATCGAAGACCCCCTCGACCACGAGCTCACTGGAGTCGCCCGAGCTCTGGGTATTGACCGACACACCGAAGATGTTGCCGACCTGGCAACCACCGCCGCTCACGAGCGCATAGGGCGCGACTACCGTGAGGGTTTGACCTTTTTGCACATAGTTCTGCATCGATTCTTCTCCTGTTCTCAACGGGGCGACTTGCGCCGCCCCGGTAGTTTGGTTTCCCTACACCGGCGCGCTCTACTGACCGGCATTCTTCTGGAGGCCACGGAAATCGAGAGCCGCTGCGCCGAAATCCATGCGTGCCTTGATCTCGACGCCGTCCACCTCGAAACCCTGCTTGGTCTCGATGTACACACCCTGCTGCCCTTCCAGGTAGCAGTACTCTACGGTGTCGATCTGCGCTGGATCCGCGATCAGATACCAGCCGGTGGTGCCGTTTGTCGCGGCGTCGAGGCGAGGTTCGACGACCGGAACGAGACTCCGCACCCACTCCGGCACCACCTTCGTCGCGTCCGCCGAGGCGATGTTGATCGGGTAAACGAGCTGGAGCATGTAAGTCTCCAGCGCCGTGGGCACTGCGATGAACCGGGGGATCAGGTTGAGCGGCGTGCCCTGCGGCCCCTTCTGCAGCCGCATGGCGCCGCGCGCCTTGCCGAGCGCCGTCAGCGGAGCGGCATTGCTGACGGTCGGGTCGATGCTGCTGGGCACGCCCGTCAGGAGGTTGCTGTGGTTCGCGTGGAACAGCGCCGTGGAGGTCTTGTCACCGGCGTACACCGCCGCCGGATTCGACGTGATGATGCCCCAGACGGTGTTCGATTCCAGTTGCGCCGCGGCCACACCGAGGAGAGCCGGGACCCGAGTGAACGCCTGGAGATCGTCGTTGATGATCACCTTGCGAGTCAGTGCCACGATCTCGCCGTAGGTGCCCAGTGAGTAGTTGATGTTGTTGTCCGTCAGGTTTGCGCGGTGATACTCGCCCTTCTCGTTCAAGGCCTGCAGGGCGGGCGCATCGGCGAGCATCACGCGGTTGATGGGTTTGAAGTCCTGTGCCGTCACCTGGCGGCAGAAGGGCTGGAACGTGCGCGGGTAAGCCTCGTAGCCCTGGCGCAGGGTCTTGTTGGCGACGTTGGCCAGGATCGCCGGGAAATCGGAAGTCGACTCCGCGCCGCCGGCGAAGAACTCCGGCCCACGCGAGGGGCCCTGCAGCGCCAACTCCGCAATCCGCGTCACATCCATGCCGCGCGGGTTGACGCCGCGGAAGGCCAGTGCCTCCTTGGCCATGTCAATCAGCTTGAAGTTCCGGTACTCGCGTGCCATTTCGACCGCGCGCCGCTGCTGCTCGGGGCCGCAGCCATCGAGGTACTCTCCCAGGTCGACGCCATTGTGGTCACGCCGCCGCGCCAGGAAAAACCGGGCGTCGGCCCGCAGCAGAAGCGCCATCTGCATGCAAGCCAGATGCTGCTCGCCTCCGTCGCGAGTCACCGAAACCTGGTCGGCGATGCGAACCTTCGGACCCTTTTCGCCAGGACGCGGCGGCATACCCTGGTCCCCGACGTCCGCGAGCTTGGCGAATAGCTCCTTGCTGGCCTGATCGACCGAGGTGCCCTTCGCGATCAATTCGGCGACGACCGCCTCGTCGACGCCATGCCGGATCGCGGTAGCGCCCAGCGATTGGATCTCGCTGACGCGCTGCCGTTCGGCCCGGACCGCCTCTTCTCGTGCGGCGGCCAAGGCCTGTTCGTTTACAACACGGGCATCCCCGCCCGTTTCCTGCGTGCTCAGTTCTTCCATTGCAGGTTTCTCCTTTTGTGGGCTGGTTGCCCGGAATTGACCAGTCACGCCGGCATGCGGCGCGCCAATGATCATCACTTCTCCCGTGGGTTGCGCATTCAAGAAGCAGGTATTGAAGTCGGCGGGCACCGTGCACGGGGAGATCTCAAACGGCTCCCAGTCGGTCGCCTTGAACATGCCGATCTCTTTGTCGTTCAGGTAGGGCGGTTTGCCTTCCGGCATGCCTTCGGTCTGCGCCTCTACCTTCTCGCGCTTGTAGACGAAGGTTCCGAAGCTGAGATTCTGCAGGATGCCGGCACTGGCTTTACGGAACATCTCGGCGCCATCCTCATCGTCGAGATCAAACTGGAGCGTGGCCATGCCCTTGTCGCCATTGGGCCAGGCGCGACGCACGACGCCCACCTGGGCCCGCGTGCCGACCTTGCCCGCGATTAGCGACTTGAGGTCATCGCCGGTGAAATGCGTGTCGAAGACCGGCGCGCCGTTGTTCAGGCGGTCGAAACGGCAGCCCTCCATGTCGAGCTGGAGCATGTAGGGTTCGCCCGTTGCGCGATCGATTCGCGGAACGGCGGCACCGCTGTACCAGACCACGTCAATGGTGCCGTCCTTGGCATTGGCCGTGATCGGCAGGACCTGCGCATCGGCAGAGAAGATCTCCGTCTCGGGCGACGCAGGTGGCGGCGCGCCGACGGATTCTGAAGTTACGGTTCGCAAGAGAGGCATGGAATGGCTCCTAATCCTTCACCGCATTCACGGCGATGAAGTCGTTTTCGCCCAGCTTCTTCAGTTGGTAGAGCTGCTTTTGAAGCCACGCGACGTGGCCTTTAAACTTGTCGTCGCCTTCGCGATGCCACTTCGCCAGGTGCTGGTAGAAGTGGAAGTTCGACATGTCACCAGCGTCATAACACTGCTTGCACAGGTCCGTGAAGCGGGCGATCGCTGACTGCTCGGCAGCAAAGGCATCGTTCAGGATCTCGGTGACGCTGTCATGCGTTGCGACAGTAGTCGGACTGATCGTGGGCGCGCCCTCGAGGAACAGCAAGCGGCTGACGAGCTGCTTCATGTGGTCCTCGCACTGCTCGGCGAGTTGCTTCAGGCCGTCGGCGAGGTCCAGGCCTAGCCGCTTCACGTCGCGCTGGTCGAGAAGGTACTGAAGCATCATGGACGCCTCAATGTTGACGGCCTCCTGGAGGCCGGCCATCACTTGTGGATTGCCTTTCATCTTTCCTTCCTTGTTTTGCTGGTGTTCTTCAGCTGCGGTAGAAGCGAGTTGCGGACTCAAAGCCGCTCCCAACGCGCGACATTCCGGCGACGAGCAGATCGCGAATCATGCCGAGATCCTCTTCAGAGAGAGCCGTCGAACCCTGCGCCTTCGCCTTGGTGGGAGTGCCTTTGACCGCATTGCCAACTGGGGCGGGCTCTTCCGTTCCGCCTGGCTGCTCTTGTCCGCGCAAGGTGGTTCTGCGCGGGTCCGAATCCAAAACGATGTCAAACTTGTCCACCAGCTTGTTGAACAGCGCGATCTGCTCCAACTGCGTCGTGGGGTCGTAGCCGTTTTCCAGCACCGCTTCGAACCACGTCTTTCGGCCCATGCGCACGTCCTTCAAAACCGCTTCGGCGTCTTTCACCGGGTCGACGGACTCGAACCGTGGGGCCGTCCACTGCACGCTGCGCAGTCCGATCTTTGGATCATCGACAACCGACTGTGGGATCTTGCGCTGCAGCACCAGCGTGTCGATGAACCGGCGCCACACCGGCATCGCAAATAGGGGGATCAGCGTCAGCCATCGATAGGCCTCCACCGTGTTGCGGAAGCCAAGCATGCCGCCGCGCCAGGAAGAGTAGTTCACCTGCGACATATCGCCCGTGCCGAGTTCATAGGGCAGGCCGATGCCAGCCATGATCCCTTGCAACTCCGTCATTTTGTATTCGCGATAGCCGCCCGCCGCCGGCGGATTGTTGAACTTGATTTCCTGGCCTGGCTTCAGATACTCCACCATGCCGGGCTGAAAGCTCTCCACGGGCAAGCCGCTCGAAGGATCGGTGCCGGCGATGCCCAGCGGATCGCCGTCCACGCCTTCCGGTTGCTGCACGAAGGCGGTGACGCAGGCCTCGACCTTCTTCCGCACCCGCTCGGCGTCGCAGTAGTCATCCAGATCCCGGAGCGCCATCATCACGGGTGCAAGCCACGGCACGCCACGCACCTGGCCAGGACGGAGCACGCGATAGACGTGCATGATCTGGTCGGCTGGAACCGGCTGGCTTATGATGCCGCCACGCGGGTTCAGGATCAGCACCCCACCCGGGTGATAGCTGAACAGCCAGTAAGCCACACGGCGTCCCATCTCATCGAACTGCACGCCTTCCATCACGTGGCCGTTGACCAGTCCCATCGTGCGCGCCTGGTCGAGGAAGTCCGCTTCGAGCATCTGCAGTTGCAGCGGCACGCGCAGCCCGGAGTCGGCGGGCCGCGGCCGGAAGCGCACAAGTGCCTCACCGCTTTCGGCCATGGTGCGAACGGCGAGTGTCTGCATGCCATAGAAGTCGAGTCGCTGCGGTGTGTCACACGCTTCCGCGAAGAAGGGCCACTCGGCATCGATGGTCTTGTCCAGCGCCGCATTCCCGGTCTTGGCCTTGGGCACGATCCCCGTTCCTACGACGTTGCCGGCGAGTTCCTCGAGGGCGCGCGCGGCGTATGGGTTGTTGCGGACGAGGTCGCGGCTCCGGTTGCGGAGCCAGATGAGCGATCCCATCAGCTCGACGTTGGCGTCCGTCGAAGCAGCGTACCAGCCATGCGACCGTCGGCCAGCGGTGGCGCCGTCGTAGCGGAAACGCTGAGAGTGCCGCTCCAGATAGCCGTTGGTCAGTTCCAACGCCACCCGAGTGCGTGCACGCTGGAGCGCAACACGGGGCGCTACGACGCTGATGGCTTTATCGAGGAGGTTCATTCCGCCGAGCCCAGATACTCCGCGTCCTGCCGTCCAACGAGCCGGAGTTCCCGGACGATCGCCTTCAGTGCGGTTTCGCTGATGACTACGTATCGCGCACCCTCCGGATCATCCACGGCGGCACCCTGGCGGGGTACCCGCTCCAGAGCGTCGATGATTTCCGTGATGCGCATGCGCCCTACCACCTGTCCAACGACGTCGGCCCTGTGGGACCATCGCCACGCTGGTGCTGCGCGAATCTCACGCGGCTTCCCGTCTGCCCGCTGGCCTGGCGGATGTCCTCTTCAATCTCGGCCTTCGCCTTGCGCAAATCGTCGACCGAGCGGTAGGTCACCTCGCGCCCGTCTGGAAACCGCACCCTCAGCGTGGGATTGCCGAGAGCCTGGTTGATGGCGTCCAGGTTCGCCTGCAACTGATCAATCGTCAGAGCCATGTCAATTCCGCCCGAACCAATCCCGACGTGGGATCCAGGGGTCTCCGCCGCGCTCAACCGGCGCGGGTGTCCGCTGTTCAGTGGTGCGGGGCACCGTAGTCGGAGCGGCCGCCGGCGACGCCTCTCCGCGCCGCGCACTCACCATCCGCGCGAAACGGTCGCAGTGGACCGACAGCTTCAACCCGCTGGCGTAAAGCGCGTGGAGCGCCGCGTACGCAAGCACACGAGCGTCGAGGCCTTCATTCCGCGCGTTCGCCGGCTTGCGCCACTCCGGCTTCGGGAACCCGTTGTGGTACCGCGTGAACTTTTTCTCCGCGGTCAACTGCTCGAAGTACTCCAGATCCCGCCCGATCGGAAAATGGCAGTAGCCCGGCCCAGTGTCCCGAATCTTCAGCCGGTCATAGATCGCCGTCTTCGCGGCATCCACGCCGATCATGAAGAACGGCGTCTGGTTCTTTCGGCTTGGCTTGCGCGGCCAGATCGATGATTCACCGGCGCGCCCCTTGGTGGCGTAAACGCGACGGTTGTAGCGGTCCCGCGTAAAACGCAGGACGGTCGCATCCTTAAAGCCGCAGTCGATGCACGTCGCCACGATTCGCATCGGGAGTCCCGATGCATGGAGGTACTCACTGAGCAGCAGGCCCTCCAGGTGATCCCACACCTCGTTCCGGGTGACGTCGCCAGGGATGACGTGATAGGCGATGGACCAGGACTCTTCGTCACGCCCCCATCCAGCGATCTCCATTTCAAGGCGGTCCGCCTGCACGTCCACGCCTGCGGTAATCAGAGCGACACCATCCGGCAATTCCGCCTCGAACGGTTCGCAGCAATTCCACAACGCGTGCGCGTCCGTCGGCACCTCGTGGGTCTCTTCCCACAACTCCGCAAGTACCGTATTGAGGAAGGCCTTGAGCGTCTCCGGCGACTTCTTCGCCGCCAGAAATTCCGCCGCAATCTCTCCCCATGGCCTCTTTGATGAGATCAACTGCGAAACACGGAAACCCGGAATGGGCGAAGAGGGGTTCGCCGCCCGGTACTCACCACGCTCCACCATCCATGCCTTCTGGTGGTGGGGAATCAACTGCTGGCAGCCGGCACAGCGGTACTTCGCTTCCTCGGGGCTTCCCTCTGGCCACACCAGGCCAGGCCCGGAACCGTCCCCGAACACCAGCACCTGAAAATAGCCACACTTGGGGCATGGCACGAAGTAGTCGCGCTGGTCGCTCTCACGCCAGGCGAGCTCGATCCGGCTGATGCCCTTGATCGTCGGCGTGGATGCCAGGACGATCTTCTTGTTATGGGCAAACTCGGCAGTGCGCTGGATCGCTAGCGACACCGGGTCCCCCTCGGTGCCGGCACTCGCGGGATACCGGTCCACCTCGTCCAACAGCGCATAGCGGATCGGCCGCATGGCCAAGCCGGAAGGCGAGATCGCGCCAGTGAGAGTGATGTGTCCGGCACCGTTGGCGAGGACCTTATGCAGGGTCGTGTTGTTGGAGTCGCGCGATTTGACCGGCGCGATCTTGCCGCGCAGCGCCGGCGTGCTGCGGAACATGGGCGCCACGCGGTCCTTCGAGAGCGCCTTGGCGTCTTCCATGCGCGGTTCCACCACGAGCACCGGTCCCGGATCGACGTCCGCGATGAAGCCGAGGAAATTCAGCAGCACCTCGGTCTTCATCAACTGGGCGGCGGACCAGAGCACCACCTGGCGGGATGGATGGCTCGGGCTGAGCACGTCCATCGGCTCCCGCTGGTAAGGGCGGGTATGCCACTGGCCTCGCTCGGCCGCCGCGCCTCCGGTGAGGACACGATTCTCGTCCGCCCACTGGGAGACCAAGATATCGCGCGGCGGCAGCATTGCTGCGGCGCCGACTTCGTGAATCGAAAAGGGCTCCATGTCAGAGGCCCGCATCCGCGACGGCCTTGCTCAGCTTCTTCAACACGGCGGACACGTCGTTGAGGAGGATCTTGTGAGCCGCGTCTTCGTCGTCAACCGCCGCCAGCACTGGCGCGAGACGGTCCGGCATCGCCATCAGGTGGTCCTTCACAATGGCGGAGAACGTCGATGCGTACTCAGCCGCGCGCGAGGCCTGTATCAAACGACCCGCCCGCTCCTCGTACTCCATCTGCGCCACCTTCGCATTGAAGGTTTCCTTGACGGCGCGAGCGCGGAGAAACGATTGGACCGGATCGGCCGACGGCGGTTCAACTCCCGGCACGGGCGGCATTGACATTCGCGGCGGAGGAGGTGCCTGGGCCGGCGCCTTGGCCACCGGTGGACGCAGCGTCGCACCAACAAAAGTGTTCTGCTCCCACTGCTTGTTGGCGCGCTCCGGATCGATGGTCCCATCCGCCTCGGGCTTGATGCGCTTCGATGCGATCGCCTTGCGGACAGCACTCTCCGAACAGCCGCGCATCCGGGCATAAGCACGAATCGATACGCCCATCGCCTAACCTTCGCTTCTTCCTTTTCTCGAACTTTCCGCTTGCTTCTTCGCGCACCCGAAGTGATGAATGGGTTCGCGATGATCACCAAGGACGAACTGATCAAGTGGGCCACCAGCCAGGGTTGGAAGCTCGATCGCTTCGGCCATCTGAAAAAGGAATTTGAGAACGGCACCAACCGCCTCAAGCTCAGCCGGGTTGCCGCCCGCCACGAAATTCACACGCCCTTCGGATGGGCCCGCATCCGCAGCGGCTATTACAAGAACCTCTCAATTACCGCCGACGGGAAACTCGCCGGCATGACTCGATAACAAGGAGACACACCATGACCACTTTCGTAATCGACACCGACAACAACATCACGGCGTTTGCCGCACTGGAAGACGCGCTGAATCACCGCGTCGGAAGCACCGAGGGCTCCTTCTCGAGCGAGAAGGAACTGGCCAAACTCTCGGCCGCCTGGCCGATCTCCCGCTTCGTCGACGTCTGGAACGCCTTTGCAGGCGTGGTTCCCTTCGACGATCTGAAGCCGGTCAAGAAGTTCACGGACCGCAAGACGGC